TCACCGCAATATTCTCGCAAGCTTTGATCTGCCTTTGTTCTCGCTTCCGTCAAAACGCCATCCACGTTTGCGGGCTGCATCGCCGAGACCAGGTTGCGCCAGCTTCACGTAACGCTGCCACTCTTCCGAGTTCCATCCACCTTCATCCTTCAAGCGCATCACGTCTTTGGTTTGGGCGTAGAACCACGTCGCCCATGAATGCCGCGCTGTGTGCGGTGTATAATGGTTCGCATCGAGGCCGATCTTTGCAACGTGGTGGGCCCAGAATGAAAGAGGGTTCCCTCGGTTCTCTCCGGTCCTATCGATGTACGGCTTGCCGTCATATCGGCGAAACAGGGGGCCGCGCTCACCGATATTCGGAAGCTGCGAAAGAGAAGCTACGACGCGGGGAATAAGGGTCACCGTCCGCTGATCATCGTTCTTCGGGTCTCGGATAACTGCGTACCGTCCCTCCAGGGAAACATCCTGATACGCGTCCAGGGCCATGGCCTCAGATATCCGAACACCCTGTCCGAATAGGAAGGTTACAAGGCAGGCGCCCCATAGGGATCGGTATCGTCCGGCGAGAACGGACGCTATCAGGTTGTCAGCCTGCTCTGGCCGGAAGAAGAACGTTCGACGCCCGCCACCTGCCGGCCTTGAGACGACAGGCTTGACGCCTTGGGATGCAAGCACGGAAAGAACCGGAGTGAAGAACTGCCGACGAATGGTGGCTGGTTGGGCAGATGGGTATGCCTTCAAGGCAGCTTCGTCTATTTCCCGCTGGCCGATTTTATCAATTGGCAGACCCTCGAGGTGCGCGATTGGCTTCGCAAGAAAGCGAGCCTCTCCACCCCCCTGTGCATATAGGTGCGCTGCTATTTCGAACGGGATCGACGGTTCTCGTCCGGTGTGGTTTTGCTCGGCGACTTCGTTCTCGATTTGCCGCTTGATGCTTTCTGCCTGCTTGGCATCCCTCGTGCGAGTAGACCGGCGTATTTCAATGTTGTGAGGCTTACCACCGCGCCAGACGATGACTGAGCCGTGGACGTAGAAGATTCCGGTTTTAGGGTTTGGGGTGCACTGGAGGGGCACTCTACCATCCTTTCGCCGAGTAGGCGGACCTGGTCAGGCCTGAGCTTCACCGATCGGCCGACACGAACATAAGGGACACCATGCCGGCGAAGTAGCTCGCGAACATAGCGCTTTGGATTTTGGGACTCTGAGCTGGTAATGCCCAGAATGGAAGCTGCGTCTTCCAACGACATGGGCTGGTCAATCATCCCCCACCTCCTTCTCTGCGGCATCGATGGGGTTGGGTTAGGGCTTGCATCAGGCATTCTCCCTGACGGCACGCAGGCCATAGGGCCCCTGTTCGTAACGGGTGCCTGGTGGCGCCTTGCGAATGGTTGAGCGCTTCTTGACCCCGAGACGACTGGCTTCGAGCCTTTGCGCCTTCCGGATCATCTTGACGTCGAGTGTTGTCTTCCCTCGGTGGCAGACCCGGCAAAGCCACTGTCCGTTCTCGATCTCACTCTCGCCGCCGAGTTCCACGGGAATGATGTGATCGGCTTCGCCTTCGCCGATCTTCAACACGGCGTGGCACTTCTCGCAGATGCCATCGGCGCGCTTGGCTATCGCCTTACGCTGCTTGGTGCTGAAGTTGTGCGCCCGAACCATCAGCCGGCAACCTCCGGCTGGATGAGGCCTTCCTCAACACCGATCTCGTAAGCGAAGTGGGTGACGGCCGAGGCGACGTCAGTTTCGCCTTTGCTGATCGCCTGGGCTGTCTTGAATACCTGTTGGGCTACAGCGACCGCTTCGGGAGACAGCTGAGCAAGGTCGCCCTTCCAGCGGGTGTGCGACTTGAGGAGACGATCCTTGATAAGGCCCGCATCAGCCTCCTGGATGACAATCGCGAGCATGCCGCGGGCGTAATCTGCCAACCGCGCCTTTGTGTCGTCGTCGAAGGCAGGGCCGGTTTCTTCCTCAGCAGGATCAGCAGATCTGCTGTCGTCGCCTTCCGGAACCTGCGACGTATCCATCGTATCCGCACCAAGCTCACCATCGATGAACCCGTGGTCAAATCCTTCGCGAGGGCCAACGCTCTCCTGAGGCTTGGCGATACGTGTGGCAAAGCTCGAGCGCTCCGGCTGAGCCGGCGTGACGTCGCGGACACCTTCGAGTTCATCACGGTCGTAGACGCCGAGAATGACTTCGGGAAAGTGGCGGCGGGCGCCGGCGCGGATGGAGTAGTAGCCGAGCTGCTGATCCGGGTCCGACTTCCACAGCGGAGAGTTCTTCGTCGTGATCGCGCTGAACCGCGGGCTCTCGTAGACGTGGACAGAACCGTCCAGTGCCTCGAACGTCACTCGACAGCGCCGATCACCGTCCTGGCCCTCGTACTCGATCTGGGGGCGCCGCTTGAGACCGGCGCGAGTGTTGATGACGGCCGCGATCAGCTGCGCCTCGTAAGCCATCTGATCGCCGACCTTGTAGGACTTCTGCGCGACCGAGAAGGGATCCATTTCCCACTTCATCGCCTGCATGGTGACGGCAAGGCACGCTCCGGCGTTTCCGCGAAGGTGCTTCGGAATGGCAATGTCGGCCCGAGACATAACCTCAGCAAAGCGAACGATGTCACCGAGGCTCTGCGGTGTTAGATGTGATCCCCCGCCATCCGAAGCGAAGCGGACGTCGTTGATGGGCGTGCGGACCTCGGACGGGTCTCGAAGTGCAAGGTTGCTCATGCTGCCTCCTTGGCCGCGAGCGTCGTTTCCGTGCGCGTCCGGGCCCATTGCGGGATGTCGATGTTGAGAACTGAGGGGTGGAAGCCGTCGTAGCCGGGCCATACACCTTGCTTCCGGCATTCCTTGACGGTTTGCAGTGCGGCGCGCGCCTGCCTTTCTCCGAGGTCCAGATCCTGGGCCCGGACTTCGAAGAACCGGACTTCGTACGGCGCTGACTTCTCCAGGAAGGCGAGCACGAACGAGCCGAACGGCAGACCCAGTTCTCGCCAGACCATGCGGACAACGGCGCCCTGAACGTGGTAGCCGGAACTGAAGATGGTCTTCGACAGGCTGTCGTCGTCGACGGACGCCGCCGTCTTGAGATCGACGAAGTCGCCTCCGTCGTTCGGGATGACGTCCGGCCGCGCCTTCATCCAGATGTCGTCGAACTTGGCGAACATGGACCGCTCGATACGGCCGTTCAGCGCACCGGCCTGCACGATGGGGTGAGCTGCGAGGCTGTCCCGCATCCGGCGAATGTCGTCGATCTGGGACGGCAGGATGACAGTGCGTCCGGCCTTTGCCTGATCGGCCATCCAATCCTTGCATTCGGTCCGGTTGCCTTGCCACGGTTTGCCTGCGATCGAAGCGGGGCGAACCGCGAAGTGCTGCGCAAAGCCGGATTCACCCAACAGTAGGTGATGGGCGGCCTTGCCGAAGTTCAGCGCTTCGGTTGCGTCACGTTCGATTCGCTCCGGGTTGTACGGGCTGTGGACCCAGTAGGCAGACGGGCGGTCATCGACCTGGCGGATGCCAGACGACGAAATGCCAAAGCTGTCGAGTAGGTCTACGTCGTGGTGATAAGTCTCAATCGGCACGCCGGCGTAGATACCCGGTTCGACGATCTGCTGGCCGTTCCAAACGGTTTCCTTGACCGTCTTCATGGCTTGACCTCGCGGGCCTTCAGCATGGCGTCGGCAAACTCGTAAGAGCTTTTCGCGACGGCCATCGTCAGATCCTCGCCGTCATCTAATCCGGCGAAAATCTTGTTCATGGCGTCCACGTTCGAGATCGTCCCCGTTAGAGCCTTTCCGGCGAGCCAGTCGCGAAGGGACATGCCCGTATCGGGGAACGGGTATCCGGGCGCGCTCCCAATTCCATGCTCGTCCTGCGGAGGAATAACCGGGAATGCCGGCCCGCCGTCGTTGATTGGATTAGCCATTGATCGCAGCCTCCGTCACGCTGACAGCGAGCTTCCACAGCACCGTGTCGGGAAAGTTCCAGGCGAACCAAACAGCCGCGGCACAAGCTGCCGTAGCCGTAAGGCGGTTCAAGACGTTGGAGGTCTCAACCATAGAGAGCCTCCGGCAGTGCCCAGACGATAAACCAGATGGTCCACGTCACGAGAAGGAGCAGCCACATGGCTTTCGGGGCGTTCTTGCCCATCTCAGGAGAGCCGACGACCGTCATCGTGCACATCCCTGCGTCCGACCGGCCTCACGCAGCGGGCGAATGTTGCCGCTGTAGAGGTGATCCTGCTCGAACAAGAATGCGTACTCGGCGCCGTCCTTGCGGCGCTGAAACTTGTGGTTGTGATCCAGCCTGATCTTCTTGGCATGCAGGAAGTCGCGGGGCTGCACGACGGTGGTGCGCATGGTCGTTCCTTTCGGTGTGTTGGTCAGTGAGCGGCGCGCAGGCAGGCCTCGGCCTTGTCCCGGTAGCGCTGGCGGTTCAGTTCGGGCATCGAGTTCCAGCGGCGGGTGAATGCCTCCTGGACGGTCTCCATGCGCTTCTTGTCGTGGTCGAATTTCTGGCCCGGCCAGCGGGCGTCCGTGACGAAGATGGCGAAGGCGCAGTCGTCGATCTTGGATTGCCATCCAGACTTCGGCTTGCCGCCATCCGGATCAAACGATGTCGTCAAACGACGCTGGGCGTCGAGAATTCGGGGCTGACCGGCTACCACTGGACAGGCCTCCCGAATGCAAGGAAGGCGTAGGCTGAGAGCGTGAGGACCAGCCAAGCGGCGAGGGTGGATAGGAGGAAGCTCATTCGTAGGCCTCTTCCATTTCGAGCTTCGCCAGCGCCTCGTCGGCGTCCCGTTCGAATGCTTTGGTCTGGCACTGGTCGTAGAGCATCGAGGCGATGACGGTTTTGGCGTTCTCGCTCTCGTTGGGACGACGAACCCACACTGGCAGGACATCGTCCTTGCCGTCTTTCCGGGTGACCACTGCGAGGTCGTCGAGCTCGATCCGGTCGCCGTCGCGATAGACCGTCGCCAAGCCTTCGATATCCATCACCCAGTGCCCGTCGATGACGTACGGGGCCGTGACCGGAACTTGGGCACGCAGCGCGTCCAGATGGTCCGGGGCTGCCTGCGGATTCAGGAAGTCGATGAATTGCGGGGAGACACCCATTATGCATCCCTCCCAATTGCAGAAGCGATCTGCGAGAGGCGCGAGTTAACCTCCTCCTGCAGCCGACGGTTCATCATCACTGCAATCTCTCGGTGTAGCGAATTCACCGAAGCAAACGATGCTTCCAGACGGCTCATGATTTCGGCATTCATTGATCTGCCGTTTTCAGCCGCAGCGGCCTTGATCAGGTCTCGCAAACCATCGGGGAAGCGGACAACGGTTTGATCGGCACCGCGGCCGTGATCGGACGGAGAGGCCATCAGATGACACCTCCGATGTGCATCGCCGAGATCGTCACCGCCGCGCCGGCCAGTCCCGACACAAGTGCCACTACCCAGAACATGCCTTGCATGGTGAGGTTGTCACGGCGCGCTTCGTCGAGGTCGGCCCGGATGTCGGCCAGTTCGGCTACGAGATGCTGATGCTGGGTCACTTGCGGCTCCATCGCCGGTGTTCGATGACCCAAACGTAGCGATAATCGCTACAGTCTGCAAGAGCGGACGTAGCTTTTTTCGCTACAATTTTGTTGACGTGCGATTTTGCTGGGTCGATAAGGGCGGGGTGAGCGACGCTATGTCGGATTGCTCTACGGATATTGCTCACTGGCAACGTTGCCAGTGACGCCGAGAATGACGCGGAGACCGAGGGGCAGTTCCTCGGCTGGTTAAGCCGCAAGCGCGGGGGTCGTAAGTCCTACGGTGCTGCCAGAAACAGAGGACGGGTTGCCGAGAGGCGCCCTGGTGTTGTGTCCCATCCCGGCTCCGGCCTTCAGGACATGCCAAACGACCTCCCTCCCTTCATGGGCTGATGCTCATGGGGGTAGGGGGGTCTTTGGCTTGGAACCCTCCCTCACCATCCTTCAAAACCTCAAAAAAGCTTCAAGGTTCGGAAACGTTAGACGAGACATAAATGATGGAAGCGAATATGTTGTTCATCATTCGTTCTCGTGGAGATTACCGTGGCTGAGACCTCGATCGAGTGGACGGACGCGACCTGGAATCCAGTCGCCGGGTGCACTATCCTGACTGCTGGATGCACGAACTGCTACGCGATGCGCATGGCAGCGCGTCTTGAGGCAATGGGCGTCGAGAAATATGAAGGCCTTACGCGCAAGAGCGGCGGTCGCGCGAAGTGGACGGGCAAGATCACTCTCGACCGCAAGTCTCTGGCAGTGCCATCCACCTGGGCGAAGCCGCGGCGTGTCTTCGTCAATTCGATGTCCGATCTATTCCACAGTGACGTCCCGGCCGATTTTATCGCCGACGTCTGGAAGGTCATGGCGGACACCCGCCGTCACACCTACCAAATTCTCACGAAGCGTCCGGACCGCATGCTCGAGATCGTGCCGAAGCTGCCAAAGTTGCCGAACGTCTGGCTCGGGACCAGCGTCGAAGATGGCCGAGTTCTTCATCGCGTCGACGAGCTGCGCCAGGTGCCGGCGGCTATCCGATTCATCTCCTTCGAGCCTCTGATCGGTAGCGTTGACGGTGCTGACCTTAGAGATATTCATTGGGCGATAGTAGGCGGCGAGTCCGGGCCCAAGGCTCGCGATATGGATCCCGAGTGGGTCGACGAGATCGAGCGCATGTGCCGTCGTTCTGGGACCGCCTTCTTCTTCAAACAGTGGGGCGGGAGAAATAAGAAGGCGACTGGTAGGACGCTCAACGGCCGGACATACGATGAGATGCCGTCAGCGACTTTGTGATTGAATTGCCGAATGATCGAGCTAGCGACGTGGCTTTCGGTGACGGGTTCGATATCGCGCAGAATAGCGAATAGCGTTGGGGCCGTTCGACCGGCGGCAAAGGGTAGGGTTCCAAGACCTCCGGAAAGATGGTGCGGAGGCGTTCGGCGACATACCGCTCTAAAGCTGCGACGTTTGCAGCTCGCTGACGAACTGCTGGTATGTCGAGTAGTCCGAGAAGGTCTGATGCTGGCTGAACCTCTGCGTACAGCTTTTCCTTCCATTCTTCAGTGCCGAGCATTCGTGTGATCGCGCGCTCCTTGGACTCATCGATCTTGCTAAAGTTTCGTGCCGCCTGACGGTAGAGGCCCGCGAGTGGGAACAGATACCAAACGTCGATTGCCTTAGTTCCAGCGATCATCTGTAGGGTCTCCCACTCAACCTCCATCCCGTAGGGGTCAAGAAACATCACCGCACGAGTAGACCTCCACCCATGCCAGCGAATGTCCTTTTGAATGAGTTCGTTCGCGTTCCCCTGAAGGATATCGATTTCTCGACCAGGATATTGCTCCCGCAATTCCATGAGAGCCGCAACATGCCGTGGCTTCACGTCCATGAAGACCAGACGATCAAATGCCGGCTCGATGTCTAGGGCAATCTTCGCTGAGCCCCGCCTCTGAACAACCTGTTCGGGAACCGGCTCACTGACAAGGTCGCCGGCCTGAGCGGCTACGCGTTCCGTTCGATTGCCAGTGCCAGCGAAAGCGTCGATGTACCAGACCTTATCGCACCATGTGTGAAGCGCAGCGGAGTATCGCTGAAGGTACTGCTCTACGATAGCTAGCTTGATGTCCGTATGCTGCCCGCCGAACTCGTGGTCACTCACGCTCAAACGCCGTCCTCCACCTCTTGGCCACCACACCCACAATGCGTGCTACAGATCCAACACCGTTCGCCTAACCCGGCCGATCACGCGCACCTCGCCCTTAAGCTCCGGTGCCGCTATCTTGTCGAACGACACCGGCTGGAACTGAGGTGACTGCTTGGGCCTATACCGCTTGTATGTCGCTTTGCCTGTCTCGTCGGCTACGACGTAACAGGCGTTTGCCACTAGCCGCGTATCATTGCGATTGACGAAGATGACGGACTCTGGCGGACTGATCTTGTTCATCGACGCGCCCTGGACACGCAACGCGATGTAGTCCCCGTCTGGCAGGTCGATAGCAGAGATCTTAGGAGCGTCCTCTAACTCCACCTGGCTCTCGGGGCTTTCCAAGTTGCCCGCGCTGACCCAAGCTATCAATGGGACATCAGTGACGACTGGGACGTGCTCGGGCATGCCGACGCCTGCTGCCGCTCTAATTTCGTCAGGAATAGGATGGCCGGTTAGGTCGGAGATTGCGATAATTTCTTCCAAGGTGACGCGACGAGGTTTTCCCGTCCCGGTTGGCGCCTTGCTCATTTTGCTGATCAGGCTTTGGTCCTGCGATTCCTTGCCAAGCCTTTCAATCAAAGCGTGCGAAAGCTTCCGACCGCTCATGCCGGATTTTTCGCGCGCTTCCTTCACCCACTCGTGCATCTTCATCATACGCAGAGGTGTAGCGAAAAAAGAAACGGTCGTCTGAAGCGATATTCGCGACGATCTGGCTTGTAGTTCGTAGCGATTATCGCTACATTTCAGTTCATGGAACCTGCAACCACGATAATTCGTAGCCTCGGCGGCCCCTCCGCAGTATCGCGAATAACTGGCGTTCATCGGACGCGCGTCTCTAACTGGATGCGATCGAAGGATGTTGGTGGGACCGACGGCCTAATCCCGTTCCGGCATGTGCCGGCGCTTTTGTCGGCAGCAAAGAATGCGGGAGTCGTCCTGACGGCGGAAGATTTTTTGCCTTCGGAGGTGGCAGCATGACCTCCGCCATCACCACCGTCAGCGAAGACTTCTCCGGTGCACGCGCACTGGCAGAGATCCGCCGTCAGCAAGGCGAGGCGCCCTTCGTCATCTGCGAGCGCCGCACCGGCCATGTGATCGCGAACATTCCTCATCCTGCTGATCGGTATTCGCCGGACGCGCTGATCGAAGAGTCCCGCGCCCGCCGCGTCTCGCTCACGGCACTGGCGGTCTGATCGCCATGGCCACCTCCCGGCACGTGCATGCAGCAAACCGGGAAGTCTTTCAGTCTTGCCAGAACACGGTCCACGGCTTCGCTGATGGTCATCGTTTCGTCGGTGGGGCTCTCGTCATCCATGCCTGACTGAATGCCGCAGCAACTTGTGGCTGTCAGCGAAATTCGAAGCTCACAGTTTTCGGAGCCTTTCATGTCCGACACTCCCGACAGGTGGAAGCCGACACTCGAACAGGAAGCCTTCAAGAACGCCTTTGGCCGGGCGATCGCGCTCGCAGGCAGCAACCGCCGGATGGCGGATTTGCTGGGCGTCAGCGAGAGCCTGGTCTCCCGGTGGAAGCACCTGCACCACAACGAGCATGTGCCGGCCAGCCTCCATTCGAAGATCGATCAGATCGCCGGGTATCCGTGCATGCTTGAGACGGCTGCCGGCCTGAGTGGCTACAGCATCCGTCGCGACGATGTCTCTGCCGACGCGATCTCGGTGATGGAGGCGCTTGGCGTCTTCTCGGAAGACAGCGGCCGGATCGTCCGCGTTGTCATCCAGGCAAAGGCCGACGGCGAAATCTGCATCCGCGACCTCAACCTTATCGAGGCCGAAGGCAAGACCGTTGTGGCGAATGTCACTCGGATGCTGGAAGCAGTCCGGGCTAAGTATGAGGCCGGGCAGGGCGCCGTCACCCGCATGACGGGGGCAGCGCGATGAACGGCGCCGCCAACGACACAGACTCCGTCGCCCCGTTTCAGCGTCTCGGTGCAGTCGCAAACCGCGTCGTATCCGATCTGGATATGGACCTCGTCCACGAGATGAAGCGCCACCCGGCCGAGCTGCGGGAAGCAGCTTTCCGTCTTCAGATGGAAGACGCCCACACCGGCCTAACGCCTCGCCAGGCCGAGGTCCTGCAGTTCATCCACGATCACCAGATGCGCAGGGGTTCTTCGCCCAGCTTCGCGCAGATCGGTGAAGCGCTCGACATCAAATCCAAGTCCGGCGTCCATCGCCTTGTTCACGGCCTCGCTGAACGCGGAGCGGTGACGCTCTCGCCCGGCCGCAACAGAACCACCCGCATCAACCACGCCAAGGGAGCCTAGAATGGCGCGCGCCCAGAAAGCACAAACATCAAATAGCAGCCCCGGCATCGGGCATAACTCTGGCCTGTCGCCGGATCAGCGGCATGCACTGGCTCTGATGCACCGTCGTCGCTATCGCGGCCTCGACGAGCAGAAGAGGAAGATCGCCGCGGACCTCCGCAATCTCGGCCGTCTGGTCAAAGCCGACCTCGGCGATACCGGCATGCTTCAGATCAAGACCATGATCCGGGCAGAGACCGAAGAAGGCCGTGAGGCGCTTGAGCAGGAGCTTCGCGCCACTGCCGAAGCAAAAGCATGGGCCGCCGGCGAAGATGGCCAACTCGACATGTTCAGCGGCCAGCCGAAGGCAGACGAAACGCGCGCATACCACGACGGCAAGATCGCCGGCATGGACGACGAGCCGCTGCGCAATCCGTACGGCGCCGGGACGGCAGACCACGAAGACTACGCTCGCGGCTGGCATCGCGGGAAAGAGGTCATGGACGAGATCCTGGCGATGAAGGCGCAGCAGGATGCCGAACTGATAGAGGGGCCGGCTCACGATGATGGTGGCGACCTCGATGATGAAGACGAGGCGGCATGAGCAAGCGCCAAAATCAGATGCTAACCAGCCATGCCTCTGAAGTATTCGGTCAAGCGACCTTTCTCGAAGGCGTCAGAGAATGCTGTCATCCTGGTCAATATCTTACGTATAAGCTCGTCGAGCTTATCGAGACGATCCTTTCCAAGTTCATCCGCCCAATCCTCACCGAAATCTTGGTCCGGGAAAAAAACGCGATCGCCTTTCCTTTGAATGATCTCGTCAAAATCGCGTTCTCGGCCATACAGGGCCAAGAGAAGTTCCCGAATAAACCCCTTCGCTTGGATCGCGTCAATGTAGAGGTCCCCATCGAGATTCATGACGCTCTTCCATACGTCGCTTTCCAGAATCTCGTAAATGTGGATCAGTTTCTTGATGAGCGACAGCGGGTTGTTAGCTGGTGCCGATTGTCGCATTTGGCGCAGTCTTTCGACATCCTCATGAAACCAATCAAGAGTAAAGGACATATATGTCGTCTGCCTGACAGCCCTTCGCGCGATTGCGCGCGGATTAAGAGACTGGAGGGTTTGAGACTCCAACCAGCGTTTTTCATCTTCAGCACGAATCCTGCGCGCTTCAGACTGCTCCCTAATGAGCAAGAAAATTGTGGCTCCGGCAGCGAGTATTGCAATCGCTTCTGTCCAACTTCTGGCGCAGGTCAGCCCGCTTTCATCGCCCGCGCATATTGCAGTGTTTGCGAACACGTCGAGCTGAGCCGCGAAAGTAACGCACAGAATAGCACCTGCCCCAGCTATGATGCCAACTGCGCAGCTCGACCAATCGAATCGCATCCGTGCCCCCACTCCCGAGAAGATGAGATCAAGCCGCGCAGCCCGGCTTTTGTCGAGAGTAGGGCATCATGATCATCATCGGGCTCGACGTAGCGCAAAAGACAGGGTGGGCGGTCTACAATACCGAACGCAGCATCTCCGCCATTCAGGCCGGTGTCCTGAAGGCTGAGGGTGACGAGTTCGAGGACCGATCCGCCACCCTCGGTCGACAGTTCGGATTGCTCCTGAAGCAAGTCGGCCGACCCGACCTCATCGCGATCGAAACACCGCTTCGCACGCTTCCGCAGGGCAAGCGGACCACCAAGATGATGGGCGAAGACGAGATCATCGTCACCAGCGGTGGCGGCGTGAACGCCATGATTTCCTCCAATCAGTTGGTCGGCGCAATCGCTGCCTTGTGCGGATGGAAGGGTCTTCGTCGCGTCTGCATCCCGTCCGCAACCTGGCGTAAGGCGTTCCTCGGCTTCGCCCGGCATCCTGGATGGGAGCGCAAGGACTGGAAGCGAGCCGTGCGCGAGCAATGCGCTCGCGAGAAGATCGTCGTGACCAATGACGACATGGCCGACGCGGTGGGGATCGCGATTGCCGCCAAGAACACCCCAGAATTCAAACAGATCGCCTACGAGCTCAGCCGGAGGGCCGCATGAACCTCGACGATATGAAGCAGCGCGCCACGACCAAGCTCGAAGAGATGGACCGCGAGATCGACGCCGACGAAGCTGCATTGCAAGACAAGCGCCGCCGGCGCCAGCGGCATCAGAAATTCATCCAGTGGCTGAGCGCGGTTGACAACGAGCTTGTCGACGAACTGCGTGACGCACCGCCGGTAAAGCCTGTGCGGACGGTGACGAAGCTAACCAAGCTCACTCCCGCACCAGAATATGATTTCGCCTCGATCACTCCGGCCGCAGCGTCCGTAGCCCGTCAGATCCTTGCCGAGTTCGAGCGCAATCTCACCGGTTCAGTTGCCAATGCCGAGAAGGAGAAGCTGCTGACGATCGCCGGCTGCTCGACGAAGCTGCGCCGTATCCTCACCGCCATCGAGAACGAGGGCATCCTAACGGTCACGAAGACATACAGCCCCGACGATCGCGTCTTCACCTTCGTAACCTACAAGACCATGGCGGAGGCCGCAGAATGAACGCGCACGACCTGAGCTTCCGCGACTTCGCACCTGCCGATCGTGAGAACCGACCGGAACTGATGGACGCGACGAACTTGGACGCTGAGCAATCAGTTCTTGGTGCGGTGATGATGGACAACGCGTTGATCGGAAGCCGCATCCCATTTCTGGAACCGGAACACTTCTCTGAGCAGTTCCACCAGAAGCTGTTCTCACACATCTTGGCACTGGTCGACCGAGGGAAGCGAGCGGATCCGGTGACACTGATGCCGGAGTACCGAAGCCACAACGACATAGGCGACATGACAGCCTGCGAGTATATTGCTCGGCTGGTCGCAGAGGGTAACCCTGGAAACGTTCGCGACCACGGCGTAGTGATCTTGGAAATGTTCGGTCGCCGTAAGGCCGCGATGGGGTTGCATGAATGCGCTGACGCGTTCCTACATCCAGATAACGGGGAGCTCTTCAGCGAGCGAGTTGCCCTTCTCGACGACTTGGCAGCCGAGTTGCGGACGCTTGCGCCTCGCCAAGACAGCAGATCATTCATTGGCGCCTACATTGATGGCGCCTTAGCGAAGCTGTCAGACCCTGATCGGCATGCTGCCGCGAGCATTCCATTTCCGCTGCCCGAGATAGGCAGCATCCTGCAAGAGGATGGATGGAGCCCGGGTAATCTGTACGGGCTGGTTGGTGCATCGGGAGAGGGCAAGACTTCTCTAATGCTGCAGATAGTCCGAGCTGCGGCAGAAGCATCTCATCCGGTACTGCTCTTGTCATTCGACCAGAATGGCGAGCAAGCGGCTATGCAGATGGTCTCTCAGCGCACCGGTGTTACCTATTCCGCGATCCGCCGCCGAGGCTGCATAAACGATCACGAGGCATCCCTTCTCGACGAGGAGCGGAGGGCACTCCACAAGCTCCCCATCGAAATTAAACGGCTGAAGACCGAAAAGATCGGTCGCATTTGCGGCATAGCGCAGGGCTTCGCAAAGGCGTGGTCGAGACGGACGCAGCCGAACGGACAGCCCTACAAGGCACCCCTGATCATTCTCGACCACAACCGCAAGGTGAGCCCTGACCGGCCGAACGACCATGAAGGTCGCATAGCCGGAAGCATCAACGGGGCAGGGAAGGCGCTTGCCGAGGAGATCGGCGCGGCAGTGCTGTTTATATGCCAGAGAAACGGAGGAGGTTTGCGCAGAGATGTTCCCCGGCCCATCGCAGCCGACCTTTTTGGTGGTGAGCAATCTCGCGAGGATTTCGATGCGATCCTGTACATCTACCGCGCCGAGCATTGGCAGAATGAAAAACTGAAGGTGGCCTCCTCGGCCAGTGAGGAAGACAAGATCAGGGCCCGGTTTCTGATTGGCGGAAAGAGCCCTGAGGACAAGGCGGAGCTCGGAGCGCTTAAGGTTCGCTACGGCCGGTCAGATCTTCGAGAAGTCGTTGGATGGGAAGGGCGGCTAACCCGGTATGTCTCCCTGCGGCAGAACGAGAGGGAGTTGTTCTGATGCCAATTCTCTCCATCCCGCTGCCAGCGGTCTCCACTCTCCATGACATGCTGCGTTACGATCCGGAAACCGGGGCGCTCTATTGGCGCCGCGCCGTCGGTCCAAAGAAGGCGGGCAGTCTTGTCGCCAAAGCGTCGCCCGATGGCTACGTCCGCATAGGCATCAAAGGGCGCACCTATTCCGCACATCGCGTCATTTGGAAAATGATGACTGGTTCCGATCCTGTCGCTGAGATCGATCATCGTGACGGCGACCGAAGCAACAACATGTGGGCCAATCTCCGCGAGGCTTCGCATTACGACAACATGTGCAACAGCGGCGCTTACTCGAAGACGTCCGGGCTGCCGCGAGGGGTAGCGAAGAACACGGCCTCGTCCGGATACTCCGCACAGATTCAGAAGAACCATCGAATGATTCATATCGGCGTATTTGCGACGCCCGAAGAGGCTCATGCTGCCTACAAGGGAGCCGCGAAAATTCTGCACGGTGATTTCGCTCACGCGGAGAACCGCACATGAACTACGAGATCGGCAAGAGCTACAGCTGGTTCGTTCAGTACCGACATGGGTACGCAGCGCAGTTCGCCTACCCAGGTAACCGCAGGACGCGCCTTCTCTGCAAGGACGGGAAGGTCGTACTGTTCGCGACCTGTTTCGAGGCAATCGCGGCCGCACAGGCACAGGTGAGAAAAGTCTGCGAGCCCGACATCCGAGCGGTCACCGCTGAACCAGAGCCCGTCCCGGCATTCCTCGATACCAAAGCATGGGACGATGAACGTCAGATAAAGCGCGCTGTCGAGCGTCGGAGTGTCTTCCAAGGCCTGGGCAAAAAGTCAGTCGTCGTCGAGACCCGGAGGCGCGGAGCATGAGCCGGCAGCATCTTCCCAACCGTCGGCCGTCTGAGAGCTGCGACGTCATCTTCCAAGGCATGGAGGTTCAGGTCTCCTTCGGCTGGACCGACGATGGACGAATTACCGAGGTTTTTGCTTCCACCCGGAAGGTCGGGACGCAAATGGACACCATGGTCAGGGATGCGTCTGTCCTTCTATCCATAAACCTCCAGTACGGTGCGACCCCGAGCATCCTTCAGCGATCCCTCACCATGACGGAGATGGGAGAGCCTGAAGGCTTTGCCGGCCTGATCGTTCGCATGATCCGTGAGCGCGAGGCTGAAGTCCGCGGAGATGTGGCGGCATGACTGCACCCAAGGCCCGACTGGATACACTCCTTGATGGCCTTGGAGTTCGGCTTCTTCCGGTATGGAAGCGCCGCAAGGGAGCGCAGAGCCACGCCAGAGCCACGATGTACGAGGTCATGCGGGAGCATGGGGAAGACCATCTCGCACTGGTCATCCGCTTCATCCGGGATAGCGGAGAGGGAGATCGGAACAAGACCGCCCTGTGGTCGGAAACTATTGGTGCAATGTCCGATGTCATGGAGCAACGCCCAGACTGGATGACGCGCGCAACCGATGTGTTCGAAGCCCTCGATAGCATCGACCTGAACGATCTTCGTCGGCGTGCTGTTCTGCGTCGACCCTGGCCGGTCCGCCAGACGCTTAGAGCGTACCTGTATTCCTCCCTTGAAGCACGGCTGGACAGCCGCGTTGACAAAGACCTGTTTGGAGAAGCCGCATGAATGAGTTGAGCCAGGACGCAGCATTGGTCGCCGATGTCATGCTAATCGTCAGGGCGCGGTTTGTCGAAGCGATGGATACCCTTGCCCAAGTCGATGTTAAGGGCTTGAAGCCGTCGGCCGTCCGCAGTCTGTGGCCGGCGTTCCCGGGCGAAACGATCGGTGGTCATCATGTTGGATACGGGACCAATGGTAGCCAGGTCCGATACCGGCCGTCTTCTGCGGCAATCTCCCGTTCCGAAGAGGTCATGCATCAATGGCTCCTCGACTATGTGCCGGAAGAGGAGCATCGTGTCCTGATCACTCGATGGGCTGGATCGCTTGCAACCCCCAAATGGTCGGGCTCTTTCCGTGGCTTCTGCGAGAAAAGCGGCCGATCGCGAAGCACGGCAGAAAGGCATCTATACGTTGCGTTCCAGCGCATCGCGATAGGCTTGCTTAAAAGTGCGAAATTGTTGCACTCGCCGGACTGGTCTCGGGTGGTGCCAATGCTCCCGAAATCCGGTACAGACTTTGATAACGTCGCAGATCGTGTGGCCGACAGGCAATATGCCTGGATCAAGGAAAACGCGAGACCGGCGGATAGACCCGATCTTCGAGACTTTTCGTACGCCGACAAGCGCAACGAGCGACGGCGCCGGATGGAGAAGGACAGGGCGGCTTAGGTCGCCAACGGAGCAGGCCGGTTCAATTCCGGCTCGGTTGCGGAGAACAGGTGAACCCCCAGTTCGAATCTGGGACAGGGTGCCTCCGGGGCCCGAAGGTGACGGCACGGGTCGCTAGCGCATGGCAGTCGGGAAAGACCGGCAAACAGTTCAGCAAAGTAGAGCAGTCGGTAGCTCGCGTGGCTCATAACCACGAGGTCGCCCGTTCGAGTCGGGCCTCTGCAATCAGTTGAGAGCGGACGGACGAGGCTAAGGCCCATGAGCGAGGTGGGATTAGATACCCCACCGTTTGAGCAAGCCGGGGTGGGAAGCTAGCGGTCCAGCTCTCAAGCCAATCACATTTCGGATCGCCGCTTCCGATCCATCGCATTGAAGAGGTCAACGAGATCGTCGGCCTCCTGCATATGTAGCCTGACCATCGGTATCCCCTTTAGGGTGACAGGGATGTTGGCGAAGATGTCTACGACGGACCAGGTGCCGTCCTCTTCCTTGCGCATGGTGTAGCGGTTATCGACCATAGGGAGTTTCGTTATCTGGCTGCCGCATGATTTTCGTATGTCGATCGGAGTTATTAGGCTACCTTGTACTGATCAAACACCATCTTCCAATCGCGAGAAGATCCCCGCCAACGATCATCGGGGTCTGGCCACTCGATCTCATCGTGATACTCAACATCATGCAGATCGATGCTGGGATGCAGCTCCGGATGTATCCAGTTCGCAAACCTATCGTTGGCGAACGGAAGCTTGAGGGCAATCTCTTGACGCCTGGACGCGAAAGGGCCCCTGCGTCTCTGTGTTCCGTTTAGGTCGGCGCTTATACTTGAAGGGTCCAGGCAGTTCACCAGCGCTAGTCGAAACTTAAGCTGCGGGTATCTCCTCGTGATTGCGAGGGCCAGACTATTCGCTTCCTGTATGGTGATGTAGCGGGCCCCACCGTTGAAGATGTCCACATGGCCGCGATGGCGGACGAACAGGATCGGACCACCCTCGGCCACGATGGAATGCCAGCGGTTGACGAGATACGAGAACTTGCTGACCAAGCCACTTTCCGCAACTTCTCGCCAGTTCTTGGGGAGAGCGCCATCAACTTTCTCCACGTCGTGGACGTGCTGAATGCCCCATCGCTGATTGATGACTGTCTTGCAGTCAGGCGACGGTGACAGGTCGTCGAGTGCCGCAAAGTTCTGGAAGTTGGCTTTGAGGAGCGGAGTAAGTGCGCTGAATGGGGTAATGAGCCAGTCAAACGGGAATGATATTGGCTGATCGAAGTTCTGGTGGATTTGATACCCCACCATGCACGCGCCGCCTAAACTGACTACGTATTTGTACACGCACCCCACCTCCCAGAAAATTTGGAATGCACCAGTAGTTCTGGCGTAACAGCCTCTGCTTAAAAGTAGAAGGGGTATCGATGCCCTGCTGCCGCTGCCAAGCCCGCCGCGAGATGTTAGCCACAGCCAAGGCTAAGGACGGCATCAAAGGTGTGGTGAAGGTGCTGCCGGCAGTCGGTCGGCATATGCTGACCAACCCGCCAAAACTGAAGCGAGAGAGCAATGGCACTGACCGCCCGCCAACAGCGGTTCGTTGATGAGTATCTGATCGATCTCAACGCGACCCAGGCGGCAATCAGGGCAGGGTACAGCGCCAAGACGGCGCAGGAGCAAAGCTCTCGGCTGTTATCAAATGTCATGGTCGCTGCTGCGGTGGCCGAGCGGACCAAAAAACATGCCTCAGAGCTCGACCTGTCGGCAGGGAGAGTGCTTCGCGGCCTTCTTGAGGAGGCAACCCGTACCGGCGAAGGATCGTCTCACGGGGCTCGTGTGAGCGCGTGGGGGCTGCTCGGAAAATACCACGGTCTGTTCACCGAGAAGATCGAGGCCAGCGTAACCGCAGATGTAACGGTGACGGATGCCCGCAGCCAGCTTGAATCTCTCCTCACTCGCCACCTTGCCTCCGGCGATACGAGCGGCGGCGCTGAGGACGCTGACCGATGAACAATGCCGCGAGCTGCTGCACGACTGGCGCTTTCTTGCTCGGCCGAACCAACTCGCTCCGAGTGGGGCCTGGCGCACTTGGCTGGTGCTTGCGGGTCGCGGGTTCGGAAAGACGCGGACTGGTGCCGAGTGGGTTAGGGAGCAGGTCAAAGCCGGTCGCAAGCGTATAGGCCTGATTGCTCCCACTGCCTCGGATGCTCGTGACATTATGGTGGAAGGCGAAAGCGGCCTCCTTGCTGTCTGCTGGCCAGGCGATAGGGACAATGCGGGCGATAGCCTGGGCCGCCCATCGTACGAGCCATCCAAGCGTAGGCTGACGTGGCCGAACGGGGCGATAGCGACCTGTTACTCAGCCGAGGAGCCGGAGCGTCTGCGTGGTCCGCAGCATGAGATCCTGTGGTGCGACGAGCTTGCCGCTTGGAAGTACCTTCGGGACACTTGGGACATGGCAATGTTCGGCTTGCGTCTTGGCGACGACACCCGGACCTGCATCACGACGACGCCGAAGCCCCTGCCGCTTTTGCGGGAGATCATACGGGACGACGGTACCGCCATCACGCGGGGCTCGACGTACGACAACAAGGCGAACCTTGCCCGGTCATTCATCGACCAGATCATCAGCAAGTACGAAGGGACTCGGCTAGGCCGGCAGGAACTGGCAGCGGAAATCCTGGATGATGTGCCCGGCGCCTTGTGGACCCGCGACATGATCGATGCTGCAAAGGGCGGCTTGGTGTTGCCTGACATGCAGCGTGTGGTTGTCGCGATCGATCCTTCGGGTACCGCCGGGTCATCGGACGAAGGCGACAGCATCGGAATAGTGGTGGCCGGGCGTGGTATCGACGGCAACGGGTACATTCTCGCAGATCGCACGTGCAAACTCTCGCCGGATGGTTGGGGGCGCCGAGCAGTTGCCGCTTTCCATGAGTTCAAGGCGGACCGCATCGTCGCGGAGCGCAACTATGGCGGCGCCATGGTGGAGCACGTCATCAGGACGGTGGATCGCCAAGTGCCGTATGCGGAGGTCGTGGCAAGCCGCGGCAAGGTCGTCCGGGCCGAGCCAATCGCCGCCTTGTATGAACAGGAACGTGTCAAGCACGTCGCTGGGCTTGAAAACCTCGAAGATCAGATGTGCGCCATGACCGGCGACGGCTACCTCGGCGACGGCTCGCCGGATCGGGTGGACGCGGCGGTGTGGGCACTCACCGACCTCATGCTCAATGGGTCACAGTACACGCTTGCAAACCTCTGAAGGCTGGATCGACGCATGAATGTGAACCCAGTTCGCGCGATGTTCGATAGCCTGACGAACATGCTGACAGGCATGGGCACTGTGAAGGCCAAGGGATCGGCGACGGTCTACAGCTTCGCGCCCATGACTGCGGTAGAGCTTGAAATGGCCTATCGTGGGTCGTGGATGGCTCGCAAGGTCGTCGACGTGCCAGCGATGGATATGTGCCGTGCCTGGCGCCTATGGCAGGCTGACAAGGCGCAGATCGAGGCCATCGAAGCGGAAGAGCGTCGGCTGAACCTGCAGCTCATCACCATGCGGGCCAAGACCATGGCCCGTCTATATGGTGGCGCAGGCATCCTGATCAGCGACGGAACGGAGAACCTGACCAAAGAGCTCGTTCCTGAGCGGATTGGAAAGGGCGGTATCAAGTTCCTGACCGTCGTTGCGGGACAGAACCTGACCACGGCCGATATCGAGAACGACCCGGCATCGCCGTATTATGGGCAGCCGCGGTTCTACCGTCTTCAGTCGGGGAACGGTCAGGTCGATATCCATCCGTCTCGGATCGTCCGCCACATCGGTTCGCCCCGGCCGGAAGGCTTGGTCGGCCAAGCAAATGATGGGTGGGGCGACAGCATTCTGGAATCCGTGCAGCGCGCGCTGAAGGATGCCGAGAGCGCGGCGACAAACATCTCGGACATGACGCACGAGTCCAAGATCGATGTCGTGAGGGTGCCGAACCTGATGCAGTTCGCAGCTGATGCTGGGTACGAGCAGCGCTTCCTGAAGCGGATGACGCTCGCCAGCATGGCGAAGAGCCTGCACAACACGCTGATCCTGGATGCCGAGGAGGAATGGTCTTCAAAGTCGCTGAGCTTCCAAACTCTGCCGGATGTGCTGGATCGCTTTCTGCAGATCGCATCGGGCGCGGCTGATATCCCGGCCACACGCTTCCTTGGCCAGTCGCCAGCCGGCATGAACTCGACCGGTGAAAGCGACTTGGTCAACTACTACGACCGCATATCGTCAGGGCAGGAGCTCGAGCTTCGCCCTGCCATGTCCATCCTGGATGAATGCCTGATCCGCTCGGCACTGGGCAGCCGCCCGCCGGAAATCCACTACCGTTGGGCGCCGCTCTGGCAGCACAGTGAGAAGGATCGGGCCGACATCAACCTGAAGAACGCCCAGGCATTCGACATCGACAGCCGGTCTGGCATGTTCTCGACTGAGGTCCTGGCCAAGGCACGCTTCAACCAGTGTGTCGAGGCTGGCACCTATCCGGGACTGGAAGCTGCACAGGAAGAGGCGGGCCCGGTCGACTTCGACGAGATCGACGAGCGGCGAGAAGCCAATGTGACCCGGATACAGGTTGCTGCGAACGATGCAGAACCCCGGACGCTGTACGTGCATCGTAAGGTGAAGAACGGCGCTGACATCCTCGCCTGGGCGAAGGAGCAGGGCTTTGCCACCACGCTCGACGCCGACGACCTGCATGTAACGATCGCGTTCAGCCGGCAGCCGCTGGATTGGATGAAGATCGACCCGTCATGGGAAGACGAGATGAAGATCGGCGCCGGTGGGCCACGGTTGATGGAGCAGTTCGGCGAGGCGACCGTCTTGCTGATCTCCTCGCGCTACCTGACTTGGCGGCATGAGGAGATCAAGGAGGCCGGAGCCTCGTGGGATCACCCCGAGTACCAGCCTCACATCACCATCAGCTACGGCGGCGCACCTGCGGACCTCTCAGCAATCACGCCCTATCAGGGTGAGATCGTGCTGGGTCCGGAGGTGTTCGAGGAGCTGGACGAGGATTGGAAGGCGAAGGTTAGTTAGCGATCCTGTGCATCCAACGCTTGGATAACGTCGCCAACGCTGCCCTCAACACGAAAGAAGCAGCCTTCGCCGCCTCTAGCCACAGCTGTTGTGTGGATGACGATGTTGCCGTCCTCATCGTCGTAGACCGCAGCAACATGCTTTGGGTTGATGTTGACGTAGTTCCCTTCGGGAATGCTTTTGAACCTTGCGAATGCCATGGCTTTTCTCTCCGGGTTGAGCTTGCACAACAGCACCGATTGTTCGATTCGATAAGTGGGTAGGATGCAAACCTTCGCCCTTGCTGACCTCGCTTCGGACCGCCGGCGCTCGTCTATCGTCCTGCCGCCCATCTTCGACAGCCAGGGCACCCAGACGGACTACCTGCGGGCCTTGCGAGCCATGCTGCGGGGCATATCGGCAGAGGTCAGGCAGAATATAATTCCGGCTGCCGAGGCCGAACTGGCAACGGCACGGGACCGCTTGCAGCGGGACATGAACAGTCGGGCCTTTGACCTGCTGTCCTCTGTGACACGTGCATTGGTCGAGGTTGCCGAAAGGCTGGTGGAGCGGATCCTTCAGACCGAGCGCCGTCGGCACACCAGGCGGTGGTTGGGGACAGTTCGGTCCGCGCTCGGCATAGACATGGCGGCAGTGGTTCGTGACGAGGACTTGGACGGCTATCTCGAAACGGCCGTCACGCGGAACGTCGGCCTGATCCAATCGCTGGCGGATGACACGGTGTCCGGGGTTCGCGCCGCCGTGACGAATGCCATCCTGCAGGGCCGCACGGCCGCACAGTTGCGTAAGGATCTGACCGCACGCTTCGGGATAGCGGATCGGCGAGCGAAGACCATCGCCCGTGACCAGATCGCGAAGACGACGTCGGACCTGAACCGCATCCGACACCAGCAGGCGGGCATTACGGAATACGTCTGGATGACCAGTCAGGACGAGCGCGTTCGCGCGCTGCATCGCTCGCTTGAGGGCAAGGAATACGCCTACGGGCAGCCAACCGGGGCAGAGCAGGGGCTCCCGCCGGGGCAGCCCATCAACTGTCGGTGCGTGGGTAAGGCAATCGTCCGGTTCAACGGCGTGCGCGTTTAGCCTGGGCAAGGATGGCGTGGATGTCCCGGGGCGTCTCGATCTCGGTGTAGTCCAAGGCATCGATAGATTGCTTCCAGCTATCCGGGGCAACCCATTCGAATACGGCGGTATGGCGGGTGGTCGCGAGTTCGGCTTCTCGCTTCTGCCGCATCTCGACCTCCATCACGCGAAGGGTGAGATCCAGCACACGCTGGTTCACCTCGCGGAGCAACTTCTCGATCCGGTCTAGTTGGTCGTTGGACATCGACGGGGACAATACAGACAAGCGAAGGCCTCGGCCATGAAATTTGTCGACGCTGCCTTACTTGGAGTGGAGGATGACGAGCTAGTGTCTGCGAACGATGCGTACCATCCACGTTTTCAGATCAGTAAGCGGGTCGAAGGTAGAGTATCGCCGCCCTTCTTGAGCGATTGCTTCAAGTAAACCTTTGCCTGCGGGCTCCCAAAGTGAGAGCGCGGCATCGTATTCTCTAACACCTGCGCGTCCCTTGTCATACTCGATCATCGCGTGAACGGCGGCAGCTCGTGCTCTGTCTAGTTGATCCCACGCTGGCCGGATGTTCGGGAAATAAAATGATATTAGCATCTCAACATTCGCTCGCGACTTTGCTGGGTCGGGTGCAATGTCCGATCCGCTATAAATTGAGCCCCTGTCTTTAATGATCGGCAACAGGCCTATGAGGTGCCCACCGAGGTCACGGTAAAATGTATCAGCGGCGATATAAAGTTGTTCTGCCTTTTGCTGCCGAGAAAGGTGCAGGTCCCTACGGGCCGCCATCAAGAACGATGTGAGCGCGGCGACGACCCCGCTCGACAGAACTGTAGCGATGAATGCCAAGCCATTCATGGAGCACTCTCCAATGCCTCAAGTCGACAGCACCGGCGATGCGCGTACCGTCAACAACACGATGCGTCATGCCTACCGCGTTCTCTCAGATGAGGAGAAGGCCGCGATGCAGGAGATAAAGGACATGGGCCTCGCGTTCCATGATCGGATCGCCGCCCTGGGCGGAAGCCGGGAGCTCTCCCTCGCCAAGACCAAGGTCGAGGAAGCCGTGATGTGGGCGGTAAAGCACATCACGGCTTAACAGCCGCGATCATTCAGCCATTTTCCGCAAACGGACATGTTATACCCTGCCCAAGTCTGGCTAACTTGGTCGACGAAAATCTTGTCGTTCGTGTCTAGGCAAGATTTGAGGTGGTCACGAAGTGTGCCTGCCGTCCCTGACCACTCGACAAACCAAACTGATCCCTGTGCGTGGCAGTGCGGCAAAGCTCGTATTTTGCCGGTGACGCAAGTGTAATTTTGGCCAGTCTGGTTCAGGTCGTACGCGACGATAAAGCAAGCCATGGCGAATCCTCCGGTTGGCTTCGCGAGCCTCACACGCATCGCGCAAGCCGCCTAGATCGCTGCCGCCTTCCTCACAGGAAAGTCACCATGAACTTCATCGACGCCGCCGCGGTTGAACACCCGCGCGTGACGAGCGACGGCTATCTCGTGGCCGATGCCCGTGTCGTGCGAACCGGCATCCAGATCTACACCGGCGCCGAAGTCGGAAAGCCCGAGCTCGCAATGGTGCGGGTCTACCGTCCTGGGGCCGAGGTTTTCTCCTCCGACAGCCTTGCTTCGTTCTCCCATATCCCGGTGACGGACGATCATCCATCGGTCGCCGTGTCGGCAGCCAATTGGAAAGACCTGGCCGTCGGCGAGACCAGCGGCGAGGTTCTGCGGGACGGTCATCGCCTCCGCATCCCGCTGATCGTCAAGGACGCCGCGGCGGTCAGCAAGGTGCAGGCTGGCAAGCGCGAACTGTCTGCCGGCTACACCTGCGATCTCGCGTTCGAAAGCGGCACCACGCCCGACGGCGAGGCCTACGACGCGATCCAGCGGAATATCCGCGCCAACCACCTCGCCATCGTCCAACGCGGACGGGCGGGCACGGAATGCCGTATCGGCGATGACGCCGGCGGTCCCTGGGGCATTGCCCCGATCACTGACAATGCACCAAAGGAGGGCCTGATGGCCGATCTTCGTAAGGTGATGGTCGACGGGCTCCAGGTCGAGACGACCGACGCGGGCGCAGCTGCCATCGACAAGCTTCAGAAGGACAAGCAGGCCATCGAGGCAAAGCTGTCCGACGCTCAGGTCTCCAACGATAAGGCGATCGCGACGAAGGATACCGATCTTGCCAAGAAGGATGCGGAGATCGACAGCCTGAAGGCCAAGATCCTGTCCGATGCCGACCTCGACAAGCGCGTTCAGCAGCGTGCTGACCTCATCACCACGGCCAAGACGATCGTCGGAGACAACTTCGAACACGCTGGCAAGTCCGATGCAGAAATCCGCCGCGCCGTCGTCGTCGCCAAGCTCGGCGATGCTGCCGTGAAGGACAAGGCCGAGGCCTATATCGACGCCCGCTTCGACATCCTGGCCGAGGACGGCGTCAAGAACATCGACGGACTGCGCAATGCCGTCCGTGACGCCAAGCCGGCGCCGAACCTCACCGCCGACGAGGCCAATGCTTACGCCGCCTCGCTCGCCGACCTCAACCGCAAGCCGGAGGCCGCATAATGGACCCGTTGCAGACGACTTACGCTGACCGTCAGGCGCGCTGGATCGAGGGCATGATCCCCGACATGCGTACGCCGGGCCAGGACATCTCCATGAACGTGGAGACCGCCGCCGGCATCGGCTTCGGCAAGGTGGCTGTGCAGGGCGCACAGGACAACCAGATCCGCGTGTCCGCTGCCAGTCGTGCCTTCCGCGGCATCACTGTCCTCGACACGACACAGCTGCAGGACTCGTACCCGCAGTATGCCACGGCCCGCGTTCGCACAAAGGGCCCGGTCGTTGTCACGGCTGCCGTTGCCGTCGCCGCCGGCGCCTTGGCCTACTACGTGCCCGCCACGGGCGCGCTGACCAACGTTGCGACGGACAACACGCTGATCGGCAAGTGGGAGACCACGACCACCGGTGCCAATCAGCTCGCCGTCCTCACCCTGAGCTGATCCTGAAGGGAGCCAGAAACATGCAGAACCTCCAGATGGATGCTCAGGTGGGCATGGCCTTTGCCGTGTCGCAGGCATCCCGCATCAACACGACGGTCTACCAGATGCGGTATCCGTCCATCCGCTATCGTGGCCTCGTGCCGGTCGATACCACTGGTCCGGAATGGGTGAAGTCCATCACCTACTTCTCGCTCGATGGGGTTGGCCAGGCCGAATGGCAGCATGCCGGCGCTGACGACGTGCCCCGCGCCGAGCTGATCCGCGCCAAAACCGAAGCGACCGTCTCGATGGCGGCGATCGGCTACGGCTGGAACCTCGAGGAACTGGCACAGGCTCAGATGCTCGGCATCAACCTGTCCGACCGCAAGGGCCAGGCCGCACGGCGTGCGTCCGAAGAGTTCATCGATCGCGTTGCCTTCTTCGGCGACACGACGAAGGGCTTCTTCGGCATCACCAACCAGCCGGGCGTGACGGCTGTCGATGCTGCGGCGACGGGTACGGGGTCCTCGACTGAGTGGGCCGACAAGACACCCGGCCAGATCATGGGCGACGTGAACGCGCTCCTGACCGGCGTGTTCGTCGACTCCAACACGGTCGAGCTCGCTGGTGTGCTCCTGCTGCCGTACACGCAGATGCATGCCTTGGGCACGCGGACGTTGAACGACAACTCCGAGACGACGATCCTCGAATGGCTGCGGACGAACAACGTCTACACCATGGAGACCGACCAGCCGCTGACGATCCGAGCCATTCGTGGCCTGGAGACCGTCGGGCAGGGTGGATCGGCCCGGGCAGTCGCCTACCGGAACGATGAGGAAGTGCTGCGGCTGAACATGCCCATGCCTTTCCGCTTCTTCCCGGTCTGGCAGACTGGTCCGTTCCGCTTCGAGGTTCCCGGCGCCTTCCGCCTCGGTGGCGTCGACGTCTCGCTGCCGGGCGCCATGCGCTACATGGACGGGATCTGAACCATGGCCCAGGTCACTAACAACTCCCAGGCAGTGCGGGTCATCAATGCCAAGAATGGCGATCGCGTCGTTCAGGTGTCGATCGCCCCGGGCCAGACGAAGGACATCGATGTCGTCGAGACGAAGGTGTTCAAGTCGGCCGTCGAAGCCGGCGTCTTGTCGGTAAAGGGCGGCGCCAAGGCTTCGTCCAGCCCGCCCGCAGGCGGATACGCCGTCACCGAGAAGGGCTCGGGGTGGTTTGCCATCACCCAGGACGGCAAGGAGGTCACCAAGGGCCTTCGCAAGGATGCGGTCGACGGCTTCGCCAAGATGAATGACGAGCAGAAGGCGGCCTTCGTCCAGGCGAACAAGGCGGAGGCCTGATCCCATGGCGAACGTCAAGAACGTCACCGATCGGCCCCTGGCCCTCCCCACCGGCGGGATCATCCCCGCCGGCAGGACCCTTCGTATCGACAACTGGGACGGCCTGCAGTCTCACCCGATCGTCAAAGGCTGGATCGCAGCCAAGGCAGTCGAGGTGCAGAAGGAAAAGCCGGCGCCGGAAGCGAAAGCCGACAAGCCCAGCCGGGGATCGTAAGCCATGCCGTACATCGTCCCGACCGTTGATGAGTTCCTGACGCGCTATCCGCAGTTCGAAGCCGTAGAAGGCGACCGGCTGTCAGCGGTTATGGAAGAGGCGGTCGGGGCGGTTGGGCAGCCTGAAACGACGCGTTGGGTTGAGAAGGACTATCAGCCCGCAATCATGCTTCTGACGGCTCACATGCTGACCCTTGAGGGGGCTCTTCCCGGTTCGCTTGGTGCTATCGGCGGTGAATATGCGGGACCGATAACCCGGGAGAAGGTCGGCGAGGTCGAGACCACCTATGGTGGCTCCGGTGCGTCTGGTGGCGGCACCGACCTATCAGACCCCTGGGGATATTCTCTCACGTTCTATGGCCGCCGCTTCCTGCTCATGATGCGGGCAAACTTCAGTGGCCCGATGGTGGCGTGAAATGTTCGACGTCAAGGTGGTTCGGCGGGAGCACCACAACATCTGGCGACGTGTCTTCGCCCATTCGTTTCGCGGCACGCATGTTAAGGTAGGCTTCCCCGCCGGGCAGGCAGGCGCAGATACGATCCAGAAAGCGATATGGAACGAATTCGGCACGCGCGGCGGTGCTTCCGGCGGTGGCTGGGGTGGGCCAATTCCTGAGCGGCCGTTTCTACGCAATGCCATGCGCTCCAACCAGAATAAGTACCGAGAAGGCTTGCGTCACGGCGCGCTTGAGATCCTTCGTCAGGGAACCAGCATCCCGACAATTCTCGCTCGTCTCGGTGCACTGGCCCAAGGCGACATACAATCAGAGATCACCTCCCTCTCGAGCCCGCCCAACAGCCCCGTCACGATCAAGCTGAAGGGGTCGAGCAATCCTCTGATCGACAGCGGCGAAATGCGCCAGCGGGTGACGTGGAAGGTCGACAATGCTTAATGTCCGCCGCTCCATAAACCTCCGCACAGGGACGCAACTGGCTCACGTTCGCCATGTCGGCGGTGCCTACGTCGATGGCTACTGGCAGGATGGCGCCACCGTCACCGAGGTCATTGTTGGCTCCTTGCAGCCATTGTCCGGCACCGAGTTTCGTAATCTGCCGGAGGGTATCCGCAACGAGGCGAAGGCGAAGCTTTTCACCGCTGCGGTTCTTCAATCTGACGATGAGATCGTTGACGGCTCCCACCGATACAAGGTGCTGTCCGTCGACGACTGGCAGGCGCTTGGCGGCTACAGCAAGGCGATCCTCGGAGAGCTGAGGAGAACGCCATGACCGAGAAGGAAGTTCGAGACGCCATCAGGCGTTGGCTCTCGACTGTCATGGGTGTGACGGTGATCCACACCTACCAGGGCGGAGACGAGCCGGCAGAGCCCTACGCCGTTCTGAACCTGACAATGAGCGATGCGCTCCACCCGCATCCGATAGTCGATGAATTCACTGAGTTTGAAGGCCAAGCGCTCCAGGCGCCGGTGCGCGACTGGTACTGGCGCTTCTCTGTCAATGTGTACGGTGCCGAGGCGGCTACCATCCTTCGTCGAGTAAAGACCGCGGAGAAAGTGGAGACGGCCAAGACTGTGCTGCGGCCGCTTATCGTCCACGACACCAGCCAGATCCGCGATGCCACCGAGATCCTGAATGAGGAATGGCAGACGCGGGCCCAGATGGACCTTGAGGTTCGCGGCATCCTGCGAGACGCCCTGCCGATCGACACCATCGAAGAATACAGCTTCAGCGCCCAAAGCGTCTGATCTCCACCATCCAGAACGCCCGACGAGGGCACAACGTGAGAGGACTGTTCGCTCATGGCGAAGATCCCGTACTCGCGCGTCGTCAACGTGACCCTCACGCGGACCGACGCCTTCCCCAGCCGGCGCGGTTTCGGCATTCCCTTGTTTCTGACCCGGGTTGCAAAGACCGGCCAAGTCGACGCCACGCATCGCACGAAGGTGTACGGCTCGATCGAGGAAGTCGCGGCCGACTGGGAGACGACTGACGAGTTCTACATCGCTGCGACCTATGCCTTCGCCCAGAACCCGCGTCCGCTGCAGATCAAGGTCGGTTACTACGACCCTGCAACGCTGACAGCCGCAGGGATCGCCGCGCAGCTCGACATCATCGAGGATGCCGACAATGGCTGGTACTGGCTGACGATTGACAAAGGCTTGCGAGATGTCGCGGCCGTCGACGGCGTCATCTCGTGGGCCGAAAGCCGCCGGAAGCTGGCGATCATCGACAGCAACGATGCGCTTCTGCGCAATCCCACGAACACGACCAACGTCGCAGCGCGTCATAAGGGCACCGTGGAGCGCACGGTCGTCTTCTATCACACGGACGCCGACGTCTACGGTGCCTTCGCTCTGGCTGCCCTTCTTGGCACCTTCAACTTCGACAATAGCCGGTCGAACTACACCGCGAAGTTCAAGCGTCTGCGCAATGTCCCGCCCGTCGATCTGGCGTCGTCGGCCGTCCAGGCCATCACCGGCTTCGTGCCCTCGCTCGGCCAGTCCGAGACTGCCGGCCACATGGCCAATACGCAGATCGACATCGGTGATCGCGATTTCGTCGTGGAGGGCTCGACCCTAACGCCGAACGTCTTCATCGACGAGATCCACGCCACGGACTGGATCATCGCGCGCACCGAAGAAGAAGCCCTCGGCGTCTACCTCAACAACCAGGCCATCCCGTTCGACGACGGCGGCATGGAGCTGCTTGCCAGCTCGGCACGCATCGTGATGGGGCTTGCCGATCGCGCCGGCCTGGTGGCGATCGATCTCGATCCGGAGACCAGCGAGTATGCGCCGAACTATACCGTCGAGGTGCCGAGCGCCTTCGACGTGCCGGCAAGCCAGCGTGTTGCCCGCGTTGCGCCGAACATCCCGGTGACGTTCCGCTATCGCGGTGCCGTTCACTACTCGACCATCAACTACACCATGAACTTCTAAGGAGGCCCTGATGCCGCAGGTATCCAGCTACGGCTTCGAGGCCGTTGCCGCAACGCTCGACGGGCAGCCCGTCTCCGGGTTCTGGGAAGGCGACGATGCTCTCGTTGTCACCCGGCGCGACGATATCGGAACGGAAGTCGTCGGTGCTGACGCTTCGTTTTTGTTCAGCCAGAACATGAGCCGCGCCGCCACCATCACGCTCCGGCTGATGCACACCAGCCCGACGCACCGTCTGCTGCTTCAGAAAGAGAAGCGGCAGCGCGCCTTGGCCGGCGGGCGAGGCTTCCCGTTCGACATGAAGGACAAGTCCAGCGGCGAGGGTGGCTCGACGGCGTCGGCTTTCATCAAGACTGGCCCGGACAACTCCAAGGGCCGGAATGCCGCGGTACGGGTCTGGGTGCTCGTCTGTGGCGACTGGAACGAGATGATCCCGAACGTCTGAGGCGAACATGGCTGAAAAGAGAATTGGCGACCGGACGTTTCAGGTCGAAGCACCCCTCGCCACACAGGCGATCATCATGCAGGCCCGGCTTATGAAAGCGGTCGGGCCCGCGCTCGATCGTCTTCCAGACTTCTTCGCCGGCGCACGCGCTGCCGATGGGAGCCCGGAGAAGAACCGCGCCGAGTCCGTGGCCATCCAGGCTCTGTCCGACGTTCTTGCCGGCCTCAAGCCGGAAGAGATTGCCGGGTTGATGCGAGACCTCACCGAGATGGCTCGCGTCAAGCGCGCATCGGGCCACTTCGAACCGGTGGACTTCGACGGAGACTTCTCCGGCCGTCTTGGGGATCTGATGCCGGTCGTCGCCTTCGTCGTGCGCGAGGTGTTCGGCGATTTTTTCTCCGGCGCCGCGGCGAGTGGGAGGGCGGCAGTTCGGGGCGCGGCCTGACCCAGCAGGAGGTTGAGCGTATTGCGCCCAACCTCAACCTATTCCTCTGGCGTCCAATCCTGGCTGAGCCGCCTGTCTACACCCAGCGCGATCTGAAAGAATGGGTCACGCTGTCCGACGCCTTGGACGCGCATGAGGTCTTGGACCTGAAGGCAGTGATGCAGGAGAGGGCAAGGGAAAAGGACTAGCAGGTAGCTTCTCCGATCTCCCGCTGTTCACCGCGCGCCATCGCTCCAGCGTCAAATATCCGAACTCGGATGCTGCCTTCGCCGAGATCATAGTCGTTCAGCACCAGGCAGAGATATTCGGCGAACCCTCGGCGGTTCGACCCATCGTCTCGCATCGAAACCCACATGGTTCGATAGGTGCTCCATAGCGCCTCTACGACGCTTTGTTCTTCGTTGACTGCCGCCAAGGCACGGTCCCTCGGATCATCCTGAGCGACAGCCGACGTGATGCCTGCAAGAGCGATCAGCCCGGCGATTCCAATCCGTCGCATGCCAGTTCCTCCATCCCTGTAGTTCGCCGAAGACATACCAGCCTCTGCGGGTTCTTCAACGTGTAACGCTTCGCGAGAAATGCACATGATCGTTGACGAGCTAATTGCAGTCCTGGGATTTGACCTGAAGGGCGAGGGCGATCTCAAGCGTTTCAACGATGGGCTCGACAAGGCCGAGCATGGTGCGCGAGCCTTCGCCGGTTCTCTCGCCAAGGTAGGTTTGGTTGTAGCTGGAGCTTTTGCTGCAATCGGTGGAGCTAACGCTCTTGGACGGATGGGCGGAGACTTTCTTGCAAGCCTCGTCCAGACGGGAGCTCAGTTCGAGAAACTGGAGGCTACCCTAACCGTCATTGAGGGATCTTCGGAACGCGCGGCTCAGGCCATGGCTTGGATCCGCGAGTTCGCTGTCGAGACCCCATACGAACTCGCTGAAGTCAGCGAAGCGTTCGTTCGGATGCGGGCATACGGCCTCGATCCGATGGATGGCAGCTTCAAAAACATCGGTGACGCCGCGTCCGCCATGGGGAAATCCCTAATGGACGGTGTCGAGGCGATTGCGGATGCGGTCACTGGAGAAAATGAGCGACTGAAGTCGTTTGGCGTCAGGGCGTCGGTTGAGGGTGAGCAGATCACCTACCGGTGGACGCAGAACGGCCAAGAGATGTCGAAGACGGTTCGAAAGAACTCGACCGAGATCACTGCCGCTTTGATGGAGATTTTCGGCCGCTTCGACGGTGCGATGGAAGCTCAGGGCAAGACGTGGGAAGGCCTCACGGCCCGCATGTCCGACAACTGGCAGTCATTCCTTCAGGATGTGAACGACAGCGGTTACTACGACAGCATCAAGCGGCGCCTTGAGACTGTTTTGGACGTCTGGCAGGGGTGGGAGCGCTCGGGCGCAATTACCCGCGTCGCTCAAGGTATTTCTGGTTTCCTCGTTGGAAGCATGAACACGGCGGCTCACCTCGCCACGCAGGCCTATCGCATCGGCGCCGGCTTCTTCTACGCTGCCCGGGGCATCGTCGACCTGACTAGCAAGGTGACGGGGCTGTCCCGTTCGATGGCTGCCGCCGGCCTTGGCATTGGCCTGATCGCCTCGTCTGCGCTCGGCCGTGGCGCTCTGATCGCACTCGCCAAGCGCGTGCCCATGATCGCTGCCCTGTTTGTCCTCGACGACCTCATGTCTGGCCTTGCTGGTGATCGCAGTGTCATCGGCAGCCTGGAAGGCGGCGAAGAGGCGCTGCAGAACATTCGCGAGGCTTTCACCGAAATCACCTCGGCTGCGGACGAGCTTGCCACCGCCATCAACGAAGTCTTCGGCGTGGTTGCTGTGCCGGGTCAAGGCCAGCTCGGCGCGTTGATAGAGGCGTTCAAGGGGTTGGTCTCTTCCGGCGCAGTTCGGCTTCTGAACAACATCGCCGATGGCTGGCGCATGATCATTGCGGTCATGCGGACCTGGTTCGAGTTGATGACGAACCCGGAGGCTGTGTTCACGCGCTTCGCGGACGCCGCCATTGCGCAGATCGATCGCATCGTGGCAGCCATCGACGAAGCGACAGGCGGCCTGATCACCAAGTTCCGGGCCATGTTCGGTGCCGAGCCAGTGGCCCAGGAAGCGCCGAACCCCGGCGTCCGGGTCGGTGGCGGGGCCTCACGGTCTCGCGCTCCAGTGGCAAATTTCGAGCCGGACGCGGGGCTCGTCCGCGATGGAATGGTTCAGGCCGAAGGCATGCGAGCTGAATACGGAGTTGGCGAGGATCGAATGATCGGTGCGGCTCAGGGTGTCGCCGGGTTCCTCAGCAAGATGAACACGGCCGCCTCTATCAACGGCGCCATCGACGCTCTTCGCAATTTCATGGAGCCGGCAACTCAGGCCCGGCGTGCCATGGATGACCTGGAACGCGGTGTGATGGCGAAGATTGACGCGGACATCACCCCGCTGACGACCAAGATTGCCGCGGCAAAGGCGGCGATAGAAGGTTTGCGGACAGCGGCTGCATCGCTCGGAGCATCCCCGCGCGGCCTGTCCGTTCCGCCGGCCCGTATTGCCACTGGAGCCGCCCAGCCATGACAGCGATTGCTTTCAACCGGTTGATCGGTCCGGTGGCGCTGGACGTCATCGTTCGCGAACAGCATGAGGCTGAGTTGGAGATTACGCAGAACCCGGTGGAGGCTTCAGCGGACATCACCGATCATGCCTACATGCAGCCTCGACGGTTGATTATGGAGATTGCGGACGGGGCCGCGGCTGCAACCTTCCAGGCGCTTCGCCGCCTCCAGGAAAGCCGTATCCCGTTCGTTGTCGTGTCCGGTCTGGATATCTATCGCAACCTGCTCATACGGCGCATCAACGCCGAGCGGGATGCGGTGTTCAGCCAAGTTCTGCGGGCGACTGTTGAACTGCAGGAAGTCATACTCGTCGATACTGCCCAAGCCGCAGCGTCCGATGCCAGCGGGCAACGCAAGAGTGAGCGTGGCGGGAAGGCGGAGCCAGGTGGCAAAGATAGTCGTAGAACGGCGGCGCCGACACCGGAACGATCGCCAGACCGGCCAGCAGCCGATCGCGCGTCTTCGACCGTACAGCGGGGCGATAGCGCCACGAAACCTGTCGAAGCAAGCCGCGGGCAGTCGTTGCTCTTTCAGATGTTCGGAGAGTGACCATGCGCGAGTTCGTCATCACCGACGACGCCGACCAGCAATTTACGGTGATCCTCAATGGCCGGCGCTGCACGATCCGCATCCGGTACAACGTCAGCATCGACCGTTGGATGATGGACCTTTCCATTGACGATAGACCTGTGCTGACAGGACGCCGGCTTGTCCTCGGCACCGACCTTCTTGCGGCCTACGATTATGGGTTGGGTTCGATCTTTGTGCTTCCCGAGACGGGAACGGTGAACCCCGGCGGAGACGAGCTGCCCGGCGGATTGGTCCGGATGTATCACGCAACAGCTGCCGAAGTTGAAGCTGTCACCGGCTGAGGGTTTGAATGCTTCAGTATCTCCGCAAGGTCAGGCTCACCTTCCAGGGCTCGGGCGGTGGCATCACGATCAACCCGGGCAACGAGACGGACGCACAGCTGCGCATTGCCTTCACTGTCAGTAAGGATCTCTCCGGCTCAGCGAATGAAGCTGAGATCGAGATATGGAACCTGGCTGAGGGGCATCGCAATGCCGTCGGCAAGGAGTTGGACAAGGTCACGCTCGAAGCTGGATACATCCCGCCAGCCGGCATTAGCGCAAGCGGAACGCTGCCCTTCATTAGCGGGGGCGCCCAGTTCGAAGCCTCAGCCTCGAGCTCTAATGTTGGCATCATCTTCAAGGGTGCCATGCGCGACGTTGAGCATCGGCGGGACGGGCCCGATATTATCACGCGAATAGCATGCGGTGACGGCGATGCCGCGCTTCGCAAGGCGGTGATCTCCCGAACGTTCCGCGCCGGAACGCCGGTCAAGGATGTGATCGAAGAGCTTCAGAAGGAATTCGAGAAGGAAGGCATTGATCGTGGAGAGTGGAAGGGCCTCGACGATCTTCCGCCGTACAACCGCCCATACTCTATGTGCGGGATATGCAGCAGGGAGATGGACCGTATAGGCCGATCGCATGGCCTGTACTGGTCGATGCAGAACGAGGCGACGGAGATCGTCCCAGGCGACGGGTACATCGAAGCTGAGGCATTCCTCAGCCCATCTACGGGCCTCGTGGGCACACCGACCATCACAGACAATGGCGTGAGGGCAGAAGCACTGCTCAATCCGGAAATCCGGCCGAACCGCAAGGTCGTCATTGAAAGCCAAACGCTGTCCATGAACGCAGAGGGCGGCGCCTACCGCGTGTCGGAGGTCATCTACACCGGCGACAATCGTGATGGCGACTTCCGGGTCATCATAACCGGTGAACGCATCGAAGGTGGCAAGGTAGACGAAGGCAAGAGGTCATGACCGGCTACCTCGGAAAGAAGACAAATCGAGCCGAGACGGTCATCGGTGCGATGATCCAGGCCGAACGCGATGACATGTGGGGCGAAATGCCGGGTAGGGTGGTCGGCTTTGATGCCGCGAACCAGACCATCTCGGTCCAGCCCCTCTACAAGAAGCGCCTGAATGGCGTGCCGACCGATCTTCCTATTCTTGAAGAAGTCCCGGTTCGCTTCCCGCGTGCCGGCGGATTTGTCATCACCTCGCCGATCAAGGTCGGAGATCGCGTGACGCTTCGCCCGCAGATGCGATCAAGCGAGGGGTACGAAACCGACGGTGACGGCTATGCCGCATCGGACTCCCGTTCGTTCAACCTGTCGGATTATGAGGCTCACCTTGAGGGCGGCGAGAGCCTTTCCGCGCCCATCCCGAACTTCAATGCGCAGAACATGGAAATCCGTTCGGCTGACGGTCAGTTTGCGATCGAGATGAGCGAGGACGGAAAGTTCAGGATGCGCGGCGCTGCGGGGAACTGGTTCCAGCTGCTTGCTCAGGCCCTGCGTCTTATCGGATCCGATGAACTGCAGATCATGTACGGCTCATCCGCCGGCACTGGCCATGCGCTGGCCAACAGAGCGGAGATCCTGGCGATTGCCGACGCCTTCGACGAAATGACCATCTGAGGCTTTCCGCATGGTGAATCGAATTGGTCTCGCCATATCCGGCGACCCGGCCGACCTGTATCTCGATGCCGTCGGCAACCTTGCGCTTGTCCAGGATGCAGAGGCAATCGGCCAGCACGCTCGTCAGCGTCTTATGGCGCATGAGGGTGAATGGTTCCTGGACACGACCGCTGGCGTTGCCTGGATCCCGCAGATACTCGGCGCCGCTGAAAATCTCCCGCTCGCCGAGGCGGTCATCAAAGCGGAAATCCTCGACACCGACGGTGTCACAACGATCTCCGAATTCTCAATCCGCCGGTTCCCGAGCAGCCGGCGTGTTGATGTGCCCAGCGCCTTAGTCTCCACAGTGTATGATGAGGAAACCACGATATGACGACTTACGGCGTCACACCGACCGGCTTCGTCATCAAGCCGATCGCCGTCATTCTCGACGAACGAGAGCAGGCGATGGTAGGCACTTTCGGGCCTGGCTTGATCCAAACGCCTCAGTCCCCGATGGGGCAGATCAATGGCATCCTGTCAGAGATCGAAGCCAAGCTGTGGGAGTTAGGCGAGGCAGTCTACCAAGCCAGCGATCCGGATCAGGCCGAAGGTGTGACGCTCGAAAACCTCGCCCGGCTTCGTCTCATAGAGCGAGTTATCGGTGAGACCGACGTCACATTGCGGAGCGCCATTACCAATGCTGGCCGCGCAAACATTCGCGATGCTGACTTCTACCGCGCGATCACCAACGTCGATGGGGTGACGTACGCCCGCATTTACGCCAACGACGACGGTGTGATGGACGAGAACGGTGTGACGCCGCACAGTGTCAGCGTCATTGCCCTCGGCGGAAGCGACGACGAGATCGCTACCGTTGCGCGTCGCTATATCGTGCCTGGCATATCCTCCTTCGGGAATACGCGCGTCGAGACGGAGATCGACGGTTTCTGCCGCAGCATCTTCATAATGCGCCCTGTGGTGGTGCCGCTTTACCTGAATGTCTCGATCGTCAAACGGCACGATCGGAATGGCTGCCCACCGCCGCCGAACAGTGCGATCGCTGAGACCTTGGCTATGGCACTGTCCGGCGCCACCAGACCTGCAAACGGCGAAGACATCACGGTCCATCTGATCTCGACTGCAATCTCGTGTGTCTTCCCAAGCGTCGAGGTTCTGTCGGTCGCGGGTGGAAGGATCGGGCACCCGGCATCATCCGCACCGTTTCCCATCGCCTTCGATGAGATTGCTGCCGTTCCGTTGGCGAACATCATCGTGAGCGCGACATGAGCGATTGTCCGCAGAAGGAAGACTTGGTTGAGAGCGGCCTTGATCGGCTCCTCACTCAGTATCGAGAAAGTCCGAACCTCATCACGGTGATACGGGAAGGGCTATCGCAGGTCGCTGAAGCATCGCTTCGAATTTGCGATATTCCGACCTACTTCGACATCAGGACTGCCGTCGGCGACCAACTGACAATTCTCGGGAAGCGTTTGGGTTGGCCACGGTGTCATTGCGTTTGCGAAACCGGTCCAGTCTTTGGCTTCTCCTGCGGGGAGACTAACCCGAATAGGCCTGTGGTAGGCTTCTGTGAAAACAGCACGTGGGCATCCTGCCAGTCGTTCGGATCTGGCGATCTCTGCCTCGACGATGACGAAGTTTACCGCGGGTTTCTCCTCGCTCGACGTTATCAGGCTCTGCAGCGCTACTCGCTCGAGGACCTTCAAAACGCCATGCAGCACATCTGGGGCGAGACCGCCGCAGCTGTAAGCATGGGCAATGCCCGCATCAGCCTGTCGCCCGGTCGTGCGTTGACCGCACGAGAGGAGCAAGAGCTACCGCTTGCCCTTCGGGTCCTGCCAGTCGCTCCCGGCATTGCGATCTACGTCAACCGTTCAGTTGGAAGGCTGTTCGGTTTTGGAACTGGATGGGCTGGCTTTTGCGAAGATGCAGTCTGGCATTGTCCGGATCCCGTCGACCCGTACGCCTGCAATTAAATCATAAGAGGTGAACATGCCTTTGCCCTTCGACCCGGTATGGGCCGTCGACGGACCGTCGCGCGATCCCACAGCCAGCGAACAGAACCTCGGGTTTCCGTGCGGAGAGGCGGACCGTGAGCTGTTCAATGGTCTGTTCCAGGACATCCAGCAGGCCATCAACGCATTTCATCTGCGAAACGGGAACGCGGACATTCCGGTGATGGGTTGGCGATCCAGCCCACCCGCCTCTCCCTCGATCGGTGATCGGTACGTGGTCGGGGTCAATCCGACAGGGGCATGGGTCGGACAAGCGCAAAGAATTGCTGTTTGGATCGGGGCATGGACCTTCCTGGATGCGGTTCCCGGGTTGCTCGTGAACTACATGGACGGCAACGATTTTTCGATGCTCTGGTTCAACGGGACGATCTGGCAATCGCTCGTCATTCGCCGCGTGCTTCGTGAGAGTTTGACGGTTTGGGTTCGTACCGACGGTAACGACAACAACGACGGCGGCGCCAACGCTGCGGCCCGGGCATTCGCGACAATTCAGGCTGCATGGAATTACATTGCCAGCCGGTTTGATTCCGGTGGGCAAGCGATCACCATCGCCCTCGGCAATCCCGGAACGTATGACGGTTTCCGGGCGAACTCTTTTGCGGGAAATGTCACCATCCAAGGCGACACAATCCCGTCCAATAACTACATCATCCGTTGTCGTGATGCCGCAACAGCTGAGGTCATCACCTCTGCGATTTCCTCGCTTGAGATCAATAACTGCGTGCTCTCGTTCACGTACACGGGCGCCCCATCCTCGGAATGGATCCTTGGCGCACGGGGCGGCAGTCAGATAACAACGAACGGTTGCCGGTTCCGGATGACTTCCAACCGCAGCCGCCTGGTGATGAACGACGTTGACAGTAAGTGCATCATCTCCGTTCGCGGGCAGACCCAGATTCAGGGCGCGTTCATGTGCGGGTATTTCGCTCGTGTGCTGGGTGGGGGCGTCTTCCTCGGCGGCGTCAGTGCAGCGCCGGCCGTCATCAATTTGGACGCGGGCCAGACGTACAACAGCTATTTCTGCGGATGTTCGTTGGGTGGCGTGTCTGATTGGTCGGCGTGCACCTTCACTGGCAGCTCCAACCCAGTCGCGGTTCGATACTTCGTTGCGCTCAACGGCGTCATCAACACGTCCGGGCAAGGACAGAACTACTTTCCTGGCACCGTCGCCGGCGTCATTCAAACTGGGGGTCAGTATGCTTGAGATGCCGACATTCAACCCGTTCGATTGGTACTGGCTCGCCGACGACGGCCGTCTCTTCAGCTCGGCCGTGCAAGCCGAGGTTGCCGCAGACGATGCCGCCTACACAGAGTGGTCCGAGAGCAACCGGGCCACGGCTTGGCCGCGCGACGAAGAAGGCAACCAGACGGACGCGGCCCTTCAGGAGGTCTTGGCAACCTATGGCCTCGCCGTTGGCATGGATCGTCGGAAGGCTGCTCTCTCGCAGGCAATCGACGATCGAGCCGAAGCCGAGCGTCTCCGTTGGATCACGCCTGGGGCAGGGCAGGCGATGACCTATGCCAGGAAGGTGGAAGAGGCCAAGGCAGTGCAGTCCGCGACGTCGCCGAAGGCGGCAGACTACCCAATGCTCGCCGCTTCGATCGGCCTTGACGGCAAGACGATCAAGGAAGTGGCGGACACCATCCTTGAAATGGACGCTGCATGGGCAACGGTCGGAGCGGCGATCGAAAAGCGCCGCCTCCAGCTGAAGCATGACGTCGGCAACGCGGCGGATGCGCCAGGTCTGGATTCGGTGGATCTGAATTCGGGCTGGCCGGAACGACCGTAACGCTCTTTGCCCCGACCCTCCGACATGCTAGCGACGGAAATCGTCGTCGGATCGGGATTGGTTATGGCTCGCGAGAACGTTCTTTCTGACTTGGGTCCTCTGTATCACTCTTATCGTTGGTTTGGAGTGGACAACGAGCAGATACCCGGCATGTACGAGAAGAACCAACTCGCAAAAGAAGCGATCATCGGCAGCTACATTCTTCATGCATTAGCCAAATGTGGCAGGGGCGGGAGTTCAAGCAGCTTCTGTGAACTCTTCTGCGCTGATGGCTACTACGTAATGCTTGCGCAGCATTTTGGCGCAGCCAACAGTGTTGGGATCGACAATGATCGCGATGGGCATTTCGAGAACGGCCGAGCAATTGCCGAGAGGCTGGGCTTAACGGGGTGCGAGTTCAGAAAAGCGGACGTGAACGACATCGGCATTCACGGTCAGTTCGACATAGTCGCGAATGTCGGCGGGCTCTACCATGTCCCCAATCCGGAAAAGATACTCGATCTCTCGTACGCAATGGCTAGGCGGTTCCTCATCGTCCAGACGGTCGTGTCACTGGCAACGAACGACAAAGACTACTTCGAAACGCCAGCTCCTGGATGGGATTGGGGCAGTCGATATTCCGCGGCGTCCTTCACTCGAATGATCTCGCGCAAAGGCTGGAACATCGTCGACGCGCACTTCAATCATTTGGAGGGCAATGATCGTCCGGAGGATCGAGGCAGTGTCTACTTCCTTATTAGCAAGGAGGCCCCTGGCGGCTTCAACCGCTTCACGCCACTCCTTCGTAAGATAAAGGCCAAGCTGCCTTAACTCTGAAATACACACGGTCTGCCTGGCGTAGACCGTCCAATTCAACAAGCCGCCCTTCGAGGCGGCTTTTTTCATGGAGCCCTCATGGCAAACGCAATCTACCCGAAGGGTAAGGAAGGCCTGCTCGGCGCCTTGAACCTTGTGTCGGGCACCGTTCGCGCGGTGCTGATCGACACCGGCACCTACACCTATGCGGCGTCTCACCAGTACCTGTCGTCGGTGCCGGCAGGATCGCGCATTGGTACGCCTCAGACTCTGGGTACGAAGACAGTGCTGAACGGCACGTTCGACGCTGCCGACGTCACGTTTCCCAGCGTGCCGCTCGGTGACGCAGCCGAGGCCATCCTGATCTACGTCGACACTGGCACCGAAAGCACGTCGGCTCTCGTCGCTTACATCGACACGGCCACCGGCCTCCCGGTCACGCCGAACGGCGGCAACATCACCATTACCTGGAACGCCTCCGGCATCTTCACGCTCTAATCAGGGGCATCTCCATGGCCGACATGATCTTCGCGCCGCCGATCGCTCAAGGGTATCCGTACGCTGTGCAGTTCGAGGCAGCCGGTAGCGATGTCGTGTTTCCCGCTGGGATCGGTTTGCGGGCTCAGGTGCGCGAGCGGTTTACGGCCGACCTGATCACCGAACTGACGACCGAGAATGGTGGACTGGTCGTGATCAACCCGCAAACCGTCGAGGTCCGCATTCCGGCATCTGCAACATCGCAGGCATCGAACTTCCTCATGTTGGATCTCGTCAGGACGGATCAGCCGGATGAGCAGTACCTGTATTTTCTGCTGAAGATCCCTGTGTCTCAGACCGTGACGAAGCCCGAATGAACCGGGTCAAGGTCGCCCGCCCGTTCGGGGGCGTCATTCCGGTTCAGCACCCCAATGCGCCCATCGGATCCCGCGCGCCCCTCGTGGTGGCGGTGTCGGTAGTAGCATTGAACCTCGCCGGGCTGACCGCGCACCTGCCGCCTATGCAGGATGCGATACCGGGACAGGTGATCACAGTCCCGACCATCCCGTCATCATCCGTCGTCCACGGACCGTCGGTGGGGCAGGGTGATCGGATCATAGCTCCGCCTGTTGTGGCCAGCATCTCGGTGGTGCCGGCTTCGGGAGTTACGCCCGGCGTTGTCACGATCGCGCCGGCACAAATCGCAAGCTTGGGCGACGTTCCATCCCCCACCGTGTCCGGCGATGTAGCAGGCGTGGTGCCTGATCCCATTCTCAACGTCTCGGTGTTTCACGATCCATCGGTAGCGCGCGGTGCGCTCTCTATCGCCCCCGCTTTGATAGTCTCCGCCTCTGCTGTTTCCAGCCCAGTCGTAGGCGCGGGCCCTGTCAGTCTAACGCCAGCCTCAATATCGGCATCCTCCTCGGTCCCGGCGCCCGCTGTAGCCGCCGTGGACGGACTGAACATCGTTCCGGATGCCATCGCGACGACTGCGGAAGTCTTCGGTCATACCGTGCTTCGCGGTGGAGTCGGTCTCTCACCGGGAGCAATCTCTTCCACGTCCACGATCTCCGAACCTTCGGTTCTTCGTGACGCGCTGGCGATCCTCCCTGAGGCGATACAGACGATATCCGTCATCAGCGAGCCTGCGATCGCCACGGGGGAAGTAATCATCCAGCCGGTAGATATCCCGTCTGCCGCCACCGTGCTGGTCGCCGGCGTCTCAGCTGGTGTGGTCGGCATCGAGCCGGCATCCGTTGCTTCTACCAACACCTTCTACGCCTCGACCATCGACCGTGGTGCAGTGGCGGTCGCACCATCGGCGATCGCCGCATCATCCCTGGTTCGCGCTCCTGTCGTTGGCCGTGGCGTTCGCACCATCGCGCCCCCAGCAATCGCGTCCACGGCTGTCATGTTCAACCCAACCGTCGTCGCCGAAGTCCCGGCTGGCAACTGGTTCGATGATCCCCAGTGGGATCGCTTCCAGGCAATTGCCCGCGGGAATGACGCTGCCATCTGGACGGGGCCGAAGGTGGGCGGGAAGTGGCCCAAGAGGGTCGCCACGCGTGAGGAAGTGCTTGCGATCGTCGCGTCGGCAGGGCGGGGATACATGGCCGCACCGAACGGCCCGTATGCCTACGACACCGCAGCGAACACAGTCCGGGTGTCGAACGACCGCGGTCGGCCTCAGGTGGTGTTCGATCCGTACCCACGAGCCAACATCCTGTTCCCGTCGGGCATCTTCAGTGCGGCGCAGTCAGTCACGATCGAGAACTTCCGGCACAACCTGCGCTTCCGTGGCTCCGGCAGCCTGACGCTGACCGGTAGTCCGATCCCTGGCGGGACGCTGACGCTTGCCGGGGCGGGCACGAATGTCAGCGTGTGGACGCGTTTCCAGCCGACAGGCGGCGGCGCTATCACGGTTACGCCCAGCGGCGACGTTCGGGACGTCAACCTCGATGCTCGCGGGACAACCTTCAAGGAGCCGGACTATCCGACCATACCGATCCGCACCACTACGGCGCGGGTCGATCAGGCGGCGGAAACCATCAACCCAGGCAGCCTGATCACGCCCGAGATCGCTCTGAACGGCACCATTCTGCTGCAGGGCCAGCTGTTTGCCCCGCCATATACCGACACTGGCGGATCGGGCAGCCGCTACCTCATGGGCTGGGAGTATGACGGCCGTCTGGAGATGCAGGCGAACGGGACGATTTTCTGCACCGCCGGCGGCGGCAACCTGTCGATCCCAACGGGCAACACCGCTGCCGATCCGTTCAGGGTCGCCGTGACGTTCCGAGAGCGCGACGTTGCCGGCAACTACCCCGCTGATCGACCGGGCATCTGCCGCATGTCGGTGAATGGATCCGCAGCTGCTAGCCATGAAGCTCGCTACGGCTCAGGCCTTGGCGATCATGCTCAGCTGGTGTTCGGCCGAGATACCGGCTCCTACCAGGCGCAGTCTTCGGGTGCTGCTGGATACGACATCATCGCGTTCACATCGGACCTGTTCACCGCTGCCGAGCTGGCTGCGATCTCGGTCTATCAGACATAGACCGCTTTACAGCCTGAGACGGAGAGAACCGGGGCGCCGTAGCTAACCCCAGTCCTCCCATGCGGAGCCTCCCGAGCTCACGCCGCCGCGACCTATCAACAGAATGTGTGCAAACCGCGCCGCCTCAGCAATGGGGCGGCTTTTTCTTTGGAGCACCCTAATGAAAATCACCGCTGCCGACCTGCGTCGGCTGGCGCCGCAGGCGTCTGCCATGATCGTCAATGGCATCATCGAGCATCAGCATCTCTTGCCGCAGTACGGGATCGATACAGGCCGTCGGCTGCAGCACTTCATGGCGCAGTGCGCTCAGGAGACATCCGGGCTCCGACAGCTCGAGGAAAACCTGAACTACTCGGCCGGGCGCTTGCGCGAGGTCTGGCCATCTAGGTTCAAGTCGATCGATGTGGCGCGAGAGTACGCCGGCAACCCAGAGAAGCTGGCGAACAACGTCTACTCAAGCCGAATGGGCAACGGCCCGCCGGCAACTGGCGACGGATGGCGGTTTCGCGGGTCGGGCATGAAGATGACGACAGGCAGGAGCAACTACCGCCAGGTAGAGGCAGAGACCGGCCTGCCTGTAGTCTCCAACCCGGATATGCTCCGGCGCTTTCCCGAAGCGCTGCTGTCGGCCTGCATCTACTGGCAGAAGAACCGCCTTTCTCGGTTCGCCGATATCGACGATGCTGAGGGCCTGACCCGTGCGGTCAATGGTGGGCTGACCGGCTTCCCTGATCGTCAGACCTACCTGCGGCGGGCAAAAGGCATTTGGGCAGACAGCTTCCGCTTCAAGGTATCTGGTGCTCAGGCGCCGGCGGTCACGCCTGATCTGCCCATCCTCCGCCAAGGCTCGACCGGCCAGCCCGTCCGCGACTGGCAAGCCATCCTCCGCGCCAACGGGCTCCCGGTCACGGTTGACGGCGACTTCGGCGCCAAGACGGCCACAGCAACTCGCACCCTTCAAACCCGCCTCGGCCTCGTCGCCGATGGCATTGTCGGCCCCGCCACGCGCGCGGCCGCATCCAAAGGAGCATGATCCATGGCCGATCTGAAGGCAGCAATCCGCAACGTTGTCGTCCAAGGGGCCGTGGCGGCCGCGAACAACGAGAACATCGCCATCGCCGACTCCGCAGTCGGGCCGGTGGCTGACATCATCACAACCCGGGTCAAGCCGCTAATCGAACACGCCACGAACACTGAGCCCTGGTACCGCTCGCGTGTCACCGTCGGCGCGATCGTGTCCATGGGCACCGGCCTTCTGTCGGCGCTGGGCGTGGCCACGGACTGGGTGGACCCGGATACCGCGGTCGTTGTCATCATGGCCGCTGGCTCGCTCGTGGGCGGCATCTTTACGCTCTACGGCCGATGGGCGGCGCGCAAGCCGATGGGAACGTGAGATGATCATTCTCAGGGTCTATCGCGGGGTCGCTGACCATTTCCCAATCCGCGTGTCGGAGTGGCTGATGCTGTGGCCCGCGTTCGGCCTTTGGGTGGCGCTGCAAAGTTCGCCTGACATGTTCCAGACCTCGCCAAGCTTCGCCTATCTGGCGGACTGGGCGGATGAAGGGACATGGTCAGCCGTCATCGGCTTATGTGGCATCGCACGGCTGACCGCGCTGACGATCAACGGGACGTTCAAAGGGTTCGCCTTCTCGCCCCACATCCGGGCAGGGGCATCCATAATCGGCGTCCTGATGTGGTCACAGATTTCCCTTGGGTTCTTCATGGCTTTTGTGAATGCCGGCGGCGCTCCCAGCGGCGTGGTGGCCTGGTCGACCATGGTCTTGCTCGAGCTCGTCAACAGCTACCGATCGTGGTCGGACGTCGGAAAGAACGCAGCAGGACGTGAGTGATGGAATGGCTTGCAGGCTTAGATCTTGAAAAGGTCGCCAACGCGATCGTCCTACTGGTGGTCGGCATTCTGTCCGGCCTCGGCTTCACACGCGGTAAGAAGAACCCGCCGCCGGCTCAGGCATCGAGCTCTGTCGAGATCGCTGGTGCCCTAGTCGACAGCTCGTCCATTAAGCAGGCGGCCGTCGAGATTTCCGGAATGACCGGTGCCTTGGGCGAGCAGAACGAGCTGATGGAGAAAGGCATTCTGGCGCTCGACCGCCATCGGCATGCAGTCGACGACCTGACTGAACAGGTGAAGGAGCTAAGGCAGGCAATGCAGGCAAGGCGATAGGCTAACCCGAGTGTTGACTATGTCGTCATCATGAATTTGATTGTTTCTAGGGAGTCGCTTGCCGATTTTTCCGACGTATGCCAATTGTCTGCGCCAATGTATGAGCGGGTATTGCTGATGGAGCGCCTTGAACCAGAAACGATGCACCCGGCGCCGCCGGATGTTTTAGCTGGTTTAAAGACGCTTTGCGCAATGCGAGATAGCCCAAAATCTGATTGGAGAATGAAGGACGTAGAGCGTGCTTGCGGAGAGATAGGCATCGTCTGCAAGGCGCCAAAGCGCGGTTCTCATTATCGGGTTCGCTCGGAACTTGTGCCGGGAACAATCCTTACTATCCCGGCTGCCAAGCCGATTAAGGCCCCCTATATTAGGCAGCTGGTAGAGTTGGCGGAGAGGCATCGAGAAGCAGTTATGGAACAGGAGGCCGTAGATGGATCCTAAAATGTATGCAGTCGTCGTTCTTCCTTTGGATCAGGAAGATGGAGATGGATTTGTAGCATACGTTCCTGATCTGCCGGGGTGCATGTCCGACGGGGAGACGGCTGAAGAGGCTTGCATTAACGTGTATGCTGCAATTGCCGAGTGGATCGAAGAGGCACAGGAAACGGGACAGATTGTTCCCAGCCCAGGCTCAGCCGCGCGTCGCCATCGAAAGCTTCATCGCCGGATGCTCGACTACATCGAGAAGCAAGCGGAACTCTTGGATGCGAAAGAACAACTTCTGAACGCCAAGGACTCTCTGCTGGAAGCTATCGAATACAAGTCCAATCTGCTCGAAAGCAGGGCTAAGCGCATTGAGGCGGAGCTTGCCGCAAGTAACGGATCTCGCGATGAGGCAGCATGGTTTATGTCTAAAGTTAGCTTGAAAGCGAACAGACACCTGCCGCACTAACGGAACGTTTACAAGGCCCCGCTCGGCTTCGGCTGGGCGGGCCTGCCTCGACCGTGGACACCACCTGCTTCCGACGGATCTTCGCAACTCGGTGAAACGCTTTGCGGCTTATTTTGATTGCCCTCCACGGCATGTAGCCGGCGCTGAGGGCAAATCGGCTGCTCGACGGTCGGTACGTTCGTTTCATGTTCACTCGGCAGCGGTGGTGGGTTTGGGCCTGGCTGACAGGCCAGCCGCCAGCCAGGCCCGCAACGACTCCGTCCATGGAGGGGGAAGCGTAGTCGCATCGCGACATTAAGTGGTGGGAGCTGTCACAATCAAACTCTGCGACGTCCCGCCTCAGCTGAGTTGGTCTGATACGTTTAAGCAGATGTCACTGGGTTGGTAGCGTCGTCGCCGGCTCTACAGCAATGCCCGTCTATCGGCGGGCTCGATCAATCCATCGGCACGTGAGGAAGGTTTGAGATCAATCCGTTGAAAAAGGCTCACCCAAGAACTGTCGTCTCGATGTCTGCATTTCCCAACGAAGGTCAGTGCCCCGCGCTCGACGTACTCATTAGCCTGACGCAGCAAATCATTGCCGTAGGCGCCATTGACGCTAGCGCCGTGCTTGACGACCAGATACCCATGGGACCTATCCAACTCAGTTAAATCGAGTTGCTGCGCATCTGTCATCGCTCGATCCAATATGTTGCAAGGTGCAAGGCAGGGAATTTACTCTGACGGCATAACTGCAACCTCATCAGCCTGCGAACTTTTCACATGCGGTTGAGGCAATACGAGCGGCAATTAGGCATAATCCCAAAACCAAATAGGACGCAGTTAAACAGACGGGCATCATCGCGGACGCGGCTGCCGGATTAGAACCAGTTCAGTCCTGCGACCAGCCTTACAGTAACCCCAGCTTATGCAGGTTGCTACCGTCGTAAGTCAGCCGAACGCACGGTTCTCCGCCTGCTGCTCGGTAGGTTTCAACCAATCCGCGAACTTCTAGTATCTGCATGAACGCAGACATGGATGGGGCTAGTTGAGCAACTGGAACTCCGCCATCGGCCAGTATCAGTAGAAGTGACCGAGCGTCCGGTGCAAGATCGACAAGTCGTTTAGGCACGAGTATCACCCACTGCTTCAAGGCCGCCAACGGTGATGAAGAGACGGTTGGGGGCAGCAGGGGGATAGGCCTCAACGAAACCAGCGGCGCGAAGCTGTTTAAGCGCTTGGAATTCGTCAGCGTCAAAATCGTTAAGGCCGCAGCCTACGTTTCCTGCTTGACGAAGCTTCCTAAGAGCCGTCGCCGCAGCCGTGGTCAGTGGAACAGTTGCCATCGCCATCCCCAACAATCAACGATATAGGTCGAATTAACGACAAGCCGCTGCAACTGCAATATCTCCCCTGCCGGCTTCGGCCGAGCGGGGCTTTTTCTGCGTTACCGTTATGCCCGCGGCGGCCGCTCTGGATGACAAACAGCGGAGTGAGGTTCAATCCCAAACGGCGCTGTCGGATCGATAACCCTCAGTGCGTCACCAAGCTGGAAATTCAGTGCCTGGATTGCCTTATAGTGCGCGCAGCTTGGGTCCAACCCATGCATGTGATGGCATAGCGTCCGGTGCATATCCTGAATATCCTTCACCAATCCAGGCAGCTCCCACTGGTGAAGTTCCCGTGCCCTGTATCGTCTTATCATCGCCGTGTTCTCCATCTGTTCTTATGATGGATATCGCCGGGCTGGAGAGATTCGCTAGGGGCCTCGACTGAACAATTTTATCGCCGCATCATCCATCTCGTGCGCCTTGCGCGCCTTCGACCTGTTCTCTGCCAGGTTGACCATTGCGGCATCTACCGCTTCCGGCGTCCAGCCGGCGGCTTCAGCGTGATAGCCGACCTCGTAAAAGGTGAAATCCATGGCCTTTTCACATTCCCGCACATAGTCGGGATGGTCGGGAGCTAAGCGGGGCGGGCTGGTCAT